TTAATGTGTTTGCAGTGAAGATAAAAGAGATTGTTGTTTCCAGCCATCAACAGATCTTTTTGAGCTATGGGAGTAGATACAAAACATACGCTCACGAACACCGGCAAACAACTTTGGATTCAGTCCCTTTAATGCCGGGTAAATCGTGCCGTTAAAGTCTTGGGTTAATTTCTCAGCATGGCTGTGAATAAAGATAAGCTCTTTTTCCAATGAGGCCGTTGTGGCTTCAAGTGCTGCCACTCTGCTTTCTAATTCTGCGTTTGAATTGGCAATAGGAGCGTCTAGTCGGCCAATGTATTCACCTTCAATAGCTCTTTGCACAAACTCCACACCCCTCTCTACTTGCTCGACTGTGGCCTCTTCAATATGAGCAACACCAAGATAGCCGTTTACCATTTTCCAAACGCTTGCATAGTCGGCTGGCTCGCCAGTATGAGAGCGAGCATTTGCCAATGAGCGAACACAAATGTTCAAAGCTTTTCGTTCGGTAGTATCAGAAAGTTTTGGTTTTGTTACAAGCTGATCAAAAGCACGGATAACATGAAGATGGAATTTTGGGCTGATCCACATTGCGTAGGCATATACCAGCTCTTTGCAAACCCAAGTGCCACCTTTAGAGCCTTTAGTTACTTTTATAGAAAGGTGCAAATTCGCACCTTTCTCGATTTCTTCAATTAATTCTTTAGTTTGTGCGTTACGTAGATATTGAATCGGCTTATGTTTAGGGTCGTTGCCCGCTGCCTTGTGAAGGTCATTAAGGGAATACAATCCGTCAAGTATACGGATGTTTCTAGATAGGATAGTTAAACTATTCATGATGGGTCCTTGTATAGGTTTCGCTTCCGTCTGCCTAACGCCAATTAGGGTGGACGGGCTTTTGTAGAGTTGGCGTACCAGTACAAGGTCTGGTGTGCACGAATGCACCCCCACTCAGCCCGCCCATAGAAGAGCAAAGCTATGGACATAAAAAAACCGCTTGATGGCGGTATGTCCATCTTGTATTTTCGGAACGCCAATCCCGAGCGCTGGATTTTGCCAGCGCGAAGTGATATTAGTTTATACTTAAACTAGATTCAAGTTTCTTGTTAAACTAAATCAATTCTCAATCAAGGAAGACGCGTAGTGAAAAAGCTCATATTTTCAATAATTCTATTTTTATCTTCAAGTGGCATTTCTGCTGAGGTTTCACGAGAGTTAACAGGTATAGATGAAGTAAAGACTTATGTTTCTTTGGGTGGAGACTATCAGAATGTCATGCTAGATGAGCGCACAATATCAAACCTAATCGAACTAGAATTAATGCAAAATAATATTAGCATTATTGACAGAGACGTTTGTAATGCAACACAAGATGTCAACACTTTAAATAAGTGTATTGAAAGCCCAGCACTCACCTCAAATGTGCTAGTGCTACAAATAAGTACGTCGAACATTTTTTCCATCCATGTTGAGCTGAGGCTAGATGAATTGGCTAGCTTGCCTAGACTAAGGGATTACAATTTTACATCAGCAAACCAATACGCAACATCTTGGGACACTGGATCTATCATTTCATGTCAGTCTGACAGATGCCCGTCGTTTGTAAGAGAGGTGATTGAAAATCAGCTCAAGGAATTTATCTTAGGTATTTATAAAGCTAATGCGGAAGTTAAAAAACTATCACATTAAGCTCAAAGTCTTATCAACTCACATCCCATACTTCTTTAAAATTCGCTCAAATCTCGCCTTGTACTGCGTTTGGTTTTTAGGTGGTAGCCATTCGTCTAGCCCTTTTGCACCTTTTTGCCGGTTTAACGAAGCCTCAACAGCGACTAGGTTAGCGGGATCATTCGCAAACCGTTCTCGCTTATCTTTGCTCCATTTATCTGCACCATTATCCCACGCCCACTTTAACGGAACAATGTGATCAACATCCAGTTTTGAAGCATCAAAAATCACTTCTCCTGAGTACATCGAAATCCAACGACCAAACGTTACTCTGCATTCTCGATCATCTGAGAAACGAACAGGTGCTGTAGATAGAGAGATCAGTATTTCTTGTCGAGTGTTTTGGCAATCCTTATCTTCATCGGCCCAGCCTCTTCCAAATTCCTCTCGGCTGTATTTGGTTGGTGTTTCTGATGCGACTTTAGGCTTTGACTGGGGCGTGTAGCTTTGACCTTTGGGTAATCGGCCACCACTAGCAAGGCACTGGTCTAAAGTGTCATAGGAAGTAAAGTTCTTGGTTCGGCTGTAGTACTCTGTGCCTGGCGCATGGCAAATAGCTGACTTTGATTTTTTGACTGGTTCGTAAGCATGTGTCGAAATCGACAGCACCGACACCACAATTAACAACATGTGTGAAAATAAACGCTTTATCATGCTCTCAAACTCCTTTTTTTGTTAAGTACATAGTAAAAATCAATTAGAAACTGATTTGTGTTAATACGATACTGTACATACCTTAGCCAAGATGGCTACAGAACATAACAAGACGTTCAGAGGTAAATATTATGTCTACAATATCATTTGAAAGAGCATTTGTTGTCGAAGATAAAGAAGCTAGCCTTAAATTCTTAAAAGACATCGAAGCACCAGTGACGGTAAAGGCAGCGAAACGCGACCTGAATAAAGATAGCAAGAAAGGTATGCAGCTATTAAAACAACGCTTCTCTCACTCAAGAAAATCCTAGAAGACGATGATGGTCAATCCTATGCTGAGGCCATCATCGATACTTTTAGTTCAAGAAATCCAGATGTACAACACTTCCTATCAAATACCGCGATAGCCAACGAAAGACAAGCTGCTTCACGTACTTATTTTCTTTTGGATAAGAGCAACGGAGACCTTCTCGGCTATACAACGGTGTCATCAAAAGAAATCAAAATTGATACAGAGCTAGCTTCAACTACCCTAGTTAAAAAGCTAAAAGCTCGTGGTGGCATTATCAAAACACACCTGATAGGTCAGATAGGCAAGAACTTCAACATTGATAACAACCCTATATCGTTGAAAGACCTACTAGCTGAAGCTTATGGGATAATTCATGCCGCTCAAGACTTAATTGGTGGGAAGGTCATAACTTTGGAATGTGAAAATATAAAACCGCTCATTGAATACTATGAACAACACGGCTTCAAAACAATTCCTGTGATCAACGATACCGGTACTGACCTAGTAACGATGTACATTGTTACTAAACACGAGTAGTCCCTTCACACTTCTTAATTCTGCAGCTACTCTTACTATGTAAATAATCTAGGAGATTGCTGAATGCGCAAAAAAAAGAAGCGTTCAATATGGCATGAGCGTCGCATGAAAATTGAGAATGAAATAACCGACAACTGGCACGGCTGGTTCTTCATTGTTTGGTTAATATTCTGTTTTAGTGGGATCTTTTGGGGAAGGGACTTAGAAGATGACATCCATGTCGATACAAGTGTTCCTATTTATTACTTGGGTGATGACTAGATTACAGTCCTTTCGCTCTACTTATGATTTCGTTTCCAGACTCTTTGCCGTACAAAACCTCTGCTCTTTTTGATATAGAAGCAGCCATTTCAAGATAACTATCATTTTTTGGCATACGCCCAAGAATGAGAGACATAACGTCTTGTCGACTGACTCCGCTTAACTTCAATATTTGTCCTATCTCTGGGTTTGTCATACCTGCTTTTTTCGCAGACTTAACTAATCGCATCATCCTGTCGTATGAATTTTTTCTAGCTTTAAGCATCGTATCTCTTGCGTTTTCTAGATCGGATTTTGACACCTTGTTAGGGTTTCTTAAAACATCCTTTAGTATTTTTGCGGCATCAGCTTTGCTTTGCTTAAAGTCGAAGCTCTGATAATAAAGTGCCGTTTTAGGGTCTAATGTTGACATTCTAAAGCCAACAAGAGCGGCCATTTCATCTTGTACAGTGTATTTTTTACCACTGGCAGAAACATCTCCCTCCATAGCCTTATACATTCGTTCCATATTGCTCATAAAGCCCGGTTGTAAACCTTTCCTTAAGTGGTCAGCTATATCCATAGCCTGATCTCCCACTGATCCTTGTTCATTAAACACCTTCCCGCCACTGCCTTTCTTGTTTGTGTAAACCTCCATCAAATTACTAAAGGTAATGTCTTCACCAAAGAAAGGGGTCAGCATTTCAGAAGCGGATTGAGCAACCATGTCTTTAATAGGCTGATCTCTTAACATGGCATTAATTGGACGTTTGAAATAGTTGTAGGGATCAAGAAACGACATATCCAAATATTGAATATTTCCGTTTTCGTCGCGGCCAGTAAACAATATGTTTGAGTTTTTCTGCCAAGATGCAGCCATATCTCTAACAGCTTCTTCCTCGTCGTCGTCAAGCCCCATTAACGCCTTACTTACTCCTTGGGCAGCAAATGCTAAGCTGCTGACCAGAGCCAAACCGGCTACTTTACGTCTAGCGTAAGCAGGTGACTCTTTAAAGTCTTGCTTAAGATAGCGAATCATATGATAGCTAGTTCGAATAATTTCAGCGGGAAACGAAACAAAGGTACCAGCAAGAGGGAAGCGTCTGAGAGACTGGGTAAATCGCCCTGTCATCGAATAAGTTGGGTATGTATTGCGAATGCGTTCAGCGGCAGCAACTTCGGCATCAGGTTCGCTCATTTTCTTGTATTTCATGAGCATGGCTTTCTCGTTTTCCCAGCCCATGATTTTCCACATATCATCACCGTACTGGTAAAATTTTTGAGCAAAGTCATTAAGCTTAGTAAACGATGAAAAGACCTTCTTGTTAGTCATAAAATCCCGCAGGCGAGAATCTTCTAAAAGGTCCATCATTTCACCCGCATAAGGCGTATCATAAATAACCCCAAGGCTTTTTAATTTTTTAAGATAGGCCAATTTACTTTTGTCATTGTCGCCACCAAAGTACTGTTTTCTAACTTCGATAGACTTACGCATTTGGCTAACGTCAAAATGCCCGTTTGCTACAGAGAAGAAAAAAGCAGACCAAATGTTTCTCATTGCCGTGGTGGGTGATAGAACAGTTTTCCCGTACTTCACAATGCCGTTTAATCGAATAATTCCACTTAACCATGCTGGCATATCACCCTGCTTACCAAGAGCCTCTCTAAAAGCTTGTTCGATTTCAGGGTAAGTGTAGAAGCCATTTAATGGCGCCATAACTTCCGAACCATCCGCGGCAATTTTCACAACACTTTTATCGAGAGGTTTGTTTTCTTCCGTAAACAAGAAGCCTTCTTTTTCACCTAAATCACGAACATGCTGAAGAAACTTATGGTTTGCGACGAGATGACTTGTCTTTGTAACTGTCTTGGCAAAGTTAACTTCAACGTCCTGGTATTCGCCTAACAATGCCCGAATTTCAGGGGCGATTTCCTTTCTTTTCTTCAAGGTACTTAAATCCTTAGCACCTAATTTACTTTCTTTTATAAAGCTCCCCATATCCTCATAAGCTGTTCCCTCTTCCAAGATAGTTCGTATTGTCCTAGCAACTTTTTCTTGAATCTGCTTTTCTGATAACCCTTGATCAAGGTAGCGTGATTCAAGGTAGTTTTTAGCATCATCTAAGATATTCTGAGGGACTTTTTTAGGCCATTTCGGATCATCAAAGGCTTTATATGATCTATTAGTGTATGTGTCCAAATTGCCCAATATCGTTTCCAATAGTTGAGCTTTTTCGTTTGCAGCTGTGTCTTTGCCTTCGTTTCTTAATTGCTCCATATCACTCTTTAGAATGGCAGCATATTCTTGCGATAAGCCTTTGATGCTAAATCTCATCTTCATCAATTCCAGCCTAACGGAGAAAGGTATGGTCTTATCTGGGTCAGTCGAACTCATCTGATTATTGATTTTTTGTTTAAGCGTATCGTTTAAATCAGAGTACTCTTTCCCATATGCTTTTTTCACAGCTGCTCTGAATGATGATAGATAAGCGCTAACATCCAGTTCGCTGGCATTCATGTTTGAATCACGTTCAATTTTTTTGCTGAATACAGAGTCAGGAAGCAACCCACCGGCTTTAAATTGACGCTTCATTTCATCTTTTGCTTTCTGGAAGACGGTTTTATCTTTTTGCCCTAATGTTCTATATAGAGTGTCGTATGGTGTTTCTTCGGTTGGCTCTGTTTTGTTTTTGGCCCTTATAGAGAGATTAGCCTCTTTCTCGGTTGAATCGCTTTTCGATTCGGCTGAATCTAGGTCAACTTTCACCATGTAGCGGTTTTCGACGTTATCCCTCGCGGTTGCCAGCATGTTGAGCACGTCATTATCTGACCATTTGATATTGGGGAAGTAATTGCGCAACCATGCTTTTACGTTTGCTACCAGCTTGCCAAGCAAAGAAGGTTTCTCGTTCCTCTCAGCCATTTGGGCCACTTTTTCTTTGCCAAGAAGAATGCGCCCTTCTTTGGTTTTGAAATCTGCACCATAGGCTTTAATTAAGTCCTGCAGCTGTTTAGGTCCATAGCTGTAAGCAATACGTTCCATGATGGAATCGCCTTCCTTTCCTAGCATATCCAGAACAGCTTTATGCCCAACCACTTCATGAAGGAAGATAGAAACCGCTTCTTTTTCGTCCTTGATACCATCAGCAATAAGATAGTTTTTGGCACCGGCATTCACACCGCGAACGGTTGCATTCTCGCCTTTCGATTTAGATAACTGCTTTTTAACAAGAAGGCGCACGGCAAAGGGTAAATCGTTAACAGACTGGACAACTTGAAAGGTGTTTTCTTCGTGAAGCTGCTTGATAAGCGGTTCAACTGCTTTTCGGATATCTTCGGCTTTCATACCACTTGCCGCGCGCTCGCTAATTGACATTAGCGCTTCTTTAGGTGGCTTAACTTCTTCCGGAACATTAATACTGCCGTCTTCTGGCTTATCAATGATGATTGCCTTAGTTCGCACGGCTGTTGGGTTTAACGAGGATTTAAAAGCGTTTTCTGGTAACGCTTGAGTTTCGGCACCAAGGTCATCAAGCCATTGACTAAATGCTTTATTGCGTTTGTTTTGGCGCTCGCCTGCCATCCTAGACACGATCGCGACTAATCGACCGCCTGGCTTTAATTTGTCATAGGCATGCGCAACATGCTGAATATCTTGGTCGTTGCTAAACGGGGGATTCATAACGATGCGATCGTATTCGCCAATGCCGCCGCTGTATTCTAGGAAATCATCACCAACTAGCCTGTAACCTTTCTCGCTTAGAATTTCACGCAACTGGCCAGCCATTTCAACAGTATCGACTTTTGCACCAACCTCTTTTGCTGCGTCTGCCAGCAAGCCATTACCGGCAGAAGGTTCAAGCACTTTCATGCCAGGCTGAATATCTGCTAGATCAATAATCTCACTAGCCGTTTCTGTTGGAGTTGGAAAGAAGTCATTAAAGGCATTACGGTTTCCAAGCACTCTTTGTTTTAAATTGCGCTGCATGACTTCCAGTTTACTTTTTCCTGTTTCTGGCTTATCTACCTTTTTCTCTATGTTCATAAACTCTAACAAGGCGGCCCTTAGAGCTGGCTTGCTGGTAATGCCCATACGCTTCAATCGCTTATAATCTTCGACATTATTCTTCAAAAAACTGTATTGAAAATCTTCTTTATTCGCTTCATAAAACTTAATAATTCCTTCTATTTCACGCTGATCTAAAGGTATAACTTTTCCTCTCTCACTTTGTTTTGATTTTTTAGCAAGCATCCTAGATAAGAGAATAAAGCCTTTTTTACCTTCACTTTTTTTCGCAATATCATCTACTAAGTTTTGATGAAGTTCAGCTAAAGGCATTTTTACAAGCTGTGCTTTTTTTTCAGAGCTTACGTCACCTCTAAAATGATCATATCCATCCGGTGTTTTTTGCTTTAGCTCAGAAGGGGCATAGTGGACAAGTGATTTTTGAAGCTGCTGAAACAATTCTACTTGCACTTTTTGCGTGAGATTTTTCAATACAGACTTAGGGTTATCTGCAATGGCTTTTAGAAGTCTGGCCGTTTCAATGTCATTATTTGCAGCGTTGCGAGCACTATCTGCCTCTCTCATTCGCTTTATAGTATTCTCTTTGCGCTCGGAGTTAAGTCTTTCGTTCGCTTGCTGTTCTAGGCTATCTGCCATTGATTTTAATCGGCTTGCAGCGCTTTCTTTCTTGGCTTGATCTCTCGCCTGTTTTTTCTCGGTAAGGTCTACATCCTCTCCATTCATCCAATTGCTAAAAAGCCCTGCATCCTCGCGGCTTTTAAAGTAAAAATTGCTACGGTAGTAACCACCACCCAAAGATCGAGCAAAATTAGCCGCTTCCTTAAATTTCTCCTTACCAATGCGAGTAATTGCCTTTACATTGAAGATAGTGTCTCCTGTTTTTCCATGAGTACTTTCTTCTGGTTCGCCAAGCTCTATTTTTTCATCACTCTCTAGGCCTTGTTTAACGGCTGGCTTATCTGTCATTTCTTTTTCAGCAAGTAGCTTATCGTACTGAGCAAGCTGTTCATCAGATAAACGACCTTTGCCAAGTGTCGCTATAGAGTCTTGAAAGTCTTTTATTGTTTTTGGGTTGGTTAATCTCTCTTTGTATTCATTAAACTTCTTTTGACGCTCTGCTTGTTGCTCGCGAAGGTGGGCACCGTAATCTTTTAGCGATTCGTTGCTTAATGAATTCAGGTGTTTACGTGTTTCATCAATTACGCCATCTAACTTAATGGAATGAGAAGTAAAAGAACCTTTATTATTTCCAATGAATCGGTACCGACTAATACTCGATTGATAAGCACGCTCCACTAGGCGGGCTTTCTTTTCATCAGAATAAACATGACCATTAACTATTTTTGCCAATTCTTTCTTGGTTAGCTTATTTAGCTCAGCTTTTGCTCTTGCAGGGTCACCAGCAAGGCGCTCAAAGCCTTGTTTTACCTCATCAGCTGTCACCTCTTTACCATCAAACAAGTTTTTTTGGACTGAATGATAATGGGCATAAGGTGGTTCATCGCTTTCGTCTACATTGACTTTGGCTGTTGCTGGTTCTGCATTCTGCTTGGCTACTTCCCCCTCTTTAACGCCAAAACCGCCATCCACAGGTACAACTTCGGCATTAGGTGTGTCTTTGAATGTACGAGATAAACGAGCGCTGGACTCGGTTTTAAAAGGCTTATTGGATAAAGATAATTTAACAGTGACAGGTGGCAACTCGGCTGGTTCTGCTTCAATGACTTTATCTGCTTTACCGCCCATCAATTCACTAACCGGCTTTGTCGTATCGCCAGACTTAATCCACTCTTTAAATTCACTGATTGGCATTTCAGTCACAGCACCAACACCTTTCCAGCCATCCTCGTAATTTTTAAGATAGCCGCTTTCAGCTTGCGCTTTATCATCAAAACCAAGCATGACTTTATGCTCGTCAAATTCGCCTGTTTTTGGGTCGACCTGATCGACAATATAGGCTTTGTCACTTTCCGGTTTATCGCCAATAAATACATCAAGGTCATCGCCATCGGCCCCTTTAATGCCTTTTATATCGCCATAATGGTGAGCCATTTTAGACTCCCATTTTTTACCATCACTATCTTTGCCTGAGCGAACAGAGTCTTTAGGATTTTCAATGGCGATATCTAAGCCATGAAGAGATACCCGACCTTTTTTATAGTTATCAGCCTCGATCTGCTTTTCAGTTGGCTGGGTATTTGTGTCCTGTGCAGCCTTATCTAATGCTTGCTTGATTGGCTCGCTGCCCTCAGTTGGCAGCTCTGCAGATGATGGCTGTTCTTGCTCGGCGACAATGCCTTCTAATGGCGGCTGAGTAACAGGACTACTTTCAACTGCTGGCAACTCAGTTACATTTTTAGACTCTGATACTAATACTTCATTTTGTGGAGCTGATTTCTCTAACGGTGCTTCAGGGACTGCTTGTTGGTTAAGCTGTGGCGCTGCTTCTTCTGTTACTGATTGCTCTTGTTCTTCAAGCAATCGCTGTTTATGTTTAATCTCTTGATAGATTGGATTGTCGTTTTTACGGCTTGGCTGTGGCGCGGTGTATGGGTCGGTTAAACCATTGGAACGAGCTGGACGAGCATTGCTTTCTGGTTTTTCGCCATAAATAATCCCTGCATCTTCTAGCGCTGGTACATCACCGGCTTGCTGTGGCGCTTCAAGTGACAAAGGATCGCGCAACACTTCACCATCATAGACATTACCGCCTTGTTGTTGATTGGCGCTTTCCGGAAAGACCTGACCAAGGTATTCACCCTCTCTTCCTGTATTCCGTGGCTCACCAAATTGGCCTTCAAAGGCAGCTTGGTTCTTTTGACGCGCTTGGATTTGCTCTTGGCTTGGCTCTGGGCGTTCACCATAGATAATATTTTGATTGGGAAGAGCAAGCTGCTCTGGTTGCACCTGGCTTTCGACTGGACCAGAAAAATCCATAGGCTGTTCACCAGTGATTTCCGCTCGTCTTTGTAGTAGCTCATTTCGCTTTGCTTCAAGCTCTGCAAATTCAGAATCTGTTAAATTGTCGCCATTTTCAACCATCAAGCCTTCAATTTCGGCAATCTGCCGCTCTACTGCTTGATAGCCTTGATCTTGCTCGGAAAGATCAAGCGGATCATCCGTGTTGTCTTTAGGCTTACGAAAGCGACCGAAAGAAGCGCCAGCTGCACCAAAGCCACCACCTACGGGGCCACCGACCATGGCACCTGTCAGCGCATCGCCAACGACATTATCCATTGTGTTGGTTGGTACCGCTGGATTAACAGCCATGTTTGAGATAGCAGTTTGACCACCGCTTTCAACAAACTCTTGTGAGCCTTCGGTAATTGCACCGGTGGCGGCTGCTTTACCGATACTGCCAGCCTCACCACGGAATAACTTGCCCATCACTGGACCAAGTGCGCCTTGCGTGATCGCCCCCATGATGGCGCCATCTTTTGCCGCTTCCGTTGCCAGCTCGCGAGCCACATTTTCACGCGCTTGCTTCAGTGCGGAAATATGATCAAGCTCTTTGAGTTTTCTCAGGTTCCAGTATTCTTTTTGGAAAATTTCAGCGTCTTTTAATGTGTGAAAGTCAGCGTTAACGACGGTTTCATAAGCTTGGTTGCCTGTAGATCCGCCAATGCTCGCAGCGCCAGCACCTGCAAAGCCTACAACATCAGCGCCTTTATCTAGTGCTGTGGCCGCTTTTGTTCCTTTACCTGCAAGCCCTGTTGCTTTACCTGCAACTGAAATCGCTTTGGCAGCACCAAGCCCTGGCACCATTGTTGGGGCAAAACTGCCTACACCGCTAAGCACATTAAGACCAAAGCCTTTTAAGCTGCTTTCATCTTTGAAGCCATAACCAGTTGGGCTGCTTTCATCAGCCTGAATACCAAACCCTTGAAACGCCTCACGACCATCTGGTGACATTTGATTAATTTGGTTGTCTGCTTGGCCTCTTAGATAATTCGCGCCCTTTCTAATAGTGTCAGATCCAGTTAAATAGCCAACACCGTCCGTTAAGTCTGCTGCTCCACTCAACAAACCATGTTGAACAGCATCGACCGCATCACCTAAAAAGCCCTGCTCGTTTTCAGGTGACGAACCAAGGCTCTCCATTTTGCCATTAATTCTTTTTTTGATTGCGGCTAGGCGCGCTATCTCTTCTCTTGTGTAATCGGCCACGTTGTGTTTTCTCCAAACGAAAAAAAACCGCCTCGGTGGGCGGCTTTGAAAATTGCGGTGTTTTAGAAGATTAAAGGAATATCTACGTCGTAATCATCTTGCCTTGGCTTGTTACTAGCACTTGGCGAGGCATTATTTTGATTTGGTGCGTAAGCTTGACCATAAAGCTGCTGGAACTGGTCAGGTGTCATCTCTCCCGCTTTCACCATGGTTTTCGCAAGAGCAATCTCTTCATCGCTGTCTGTCTGGGAAATCGTGCCTTTTCGCTCTTCCACATACTCTTTGTAAGGCTGGCCTGTTTGTGGGTCTGTTTTAGTAATGAATGGTCTTTCGCCAATTTGCTCGCCCAAATCATTATAGATTTTTTCGAAATTGACTTTTGGTGTTCCTGCCTTAGCCTCTCTTGCTTTGGCTTCTTTATTTCTGATCTCCAATTCAATGCCTGCGACTTCTTTTGGAGTGTACTCAGCAACGATCTCGCCTTTTTCATTGTACCCAGTTATACCGCCTTCTTTTGTAAACACAGCATCAACAACATTCTTATAAGGGTTGTCGCTAAATCCATTAATTAATGATGCCGCTGCCTTCGTGTTGCCACTTCTGGCCAGCTCAATAACTCTGAACTCTCTGTTCAGTTTCACCTCAGATAAAGCCATCATTGCTTTAAGCTTGTCTGTTTGGTTGACTGCCTCCCTCATTTTATGTTCCCACGCCTGAGCCTCTAGATCGTATTTGTTTTTGTTATATAGCAGGTCTCTACCTTCTTTAGACAGTGGACCTAAATTCGTCATGTCTATTTGCTGCTGCTTAATCGCATTACCAAGCCCATAGCCCTTAGCTAAGCTTTCAGCCCCTAACGCTTTAGCTTCACGTTCTCGGTTGATTCTTGCAATATTGTCTGTAGAAGCATCATTTTTCTTGAGATCCCTATCATATCCGGAGGATTCAGCATTATTGCTCGATATGGCTAGGTTGTTTCCAGCAATCGTATTTCTTCGCTCTATTGCGTCAGGAGTAACATACTCCTTGGCTTCCTGAGCTTTTGCTTCAAGCACTGGAACTTGAAGACCAAACGTCGTTTGAGCTCGTTCCTCTTGCCTTTGGCGCAACCCCCAGTTTCTATTACGTTCTTGGCCCTTCAATAAACCATCTGCTATAAAACCTAAACCGTAACTCATATTAAAATACTCCTAATAAGCCTTTACCAAATTGATTCGAATTAAAGCTACCGTCCTCATTTTGAGCACCCATTGCTGCACCCGCTATCCCCATGCCAAGTTGCATACTGTTAGATGCTTGTTGTCCATACATCTGCGCATTAAGGCCGTAGGCACTTGCTTGGTTAGCGTAGTTACTCGATGCACTGCTCATTAATCCGGCTGCTGCCGTTGGAAGTCCCTTACCAAGGCCGACCGCTGCAACTTTTTGGTTGTAATCCATTTCTTCTGCCTGCGCTCTTGCTGTGTTTTGGGAGTTGGCTTTTGCCACAGCTTTTGAAATAGCGCTCTTGCGCGTGTTTTCAGCATAGGCTCCTGAGTTTGGATTAATGCCCATGCGCTGAAGGTTTCGGTTTCGAGAAGCTTCGGCACTATCGAATGCTGATTGAGTGGTAAGCCCTGCCTTCGTAACCATTTCTTGTTGCTCTGCATCCGAAAGCCCTGCATTTGCAACAATCTCTTCCTCAAGAGGACGATATGTTGTTTTGTAATAGTCATATTGCTCTTGAGCCATATCCATTTGCTGCTGAGCGATAGCGTTTTGAGCAGCTAAGGCATCGCCTTGCTGATCAATTGACTTGCTTGCATTTTTATTAGCTTTATTCCCGCTTATGGCGCCTAAAGCAACGCCACCAATTGCCGCACCTACTGCCATATGTTTCTCCTAAAAAATGTCTTTGACATGGAAGCTTGTCGCTTCAATTTTGATAAATGGATAATCTTTAATACAAATTCGCTTTGCATAAGATTGATGTGATAGCTCTGAGAGTAGGAATGCCGCTTTTTTGGCGTTACCAGACTCAACAAGAGCCTTAGCGAAAAAAAGGTTTTGAAGGTGCCAGGTATCAAGCCCTGTATTTGCACTCTCGTAAGCTTGTTGATTTGACAGCCACTTATGAAGCGTTAACTCTGATTGGATTATGTTCTGCTTGTGCCCTGAGATAGATATGGCTTTTTCTCTAACAGAAATCCTGCAGTAGCCAGCCAACCTAGTGATAGATAAAGCAGGTTTGTTTGATTCTGGGGTGAGCCCAATAATTCGAAATGCGTCCGTGTTCGTAAATAACCAGCTCGCTCCAAGATCAAGAGCTTCAAGGGCCTTTCTACCTCTACAAAGTGCCGTTAAATTTATATGCCCTTCGTAGGTCGAAGGTGAGCACTGCACACAGATGAAACACCCAATATTCTCCCCTTCTTCCGATACCATAAGCACAATGTTGCGACGATTTAACAATAATTCTCTGGCAGTAAAGTCTGCTTTATCCGGTGAGCTGTCGTTAATAATGCCACCAAATACAGACGGATCTCTCAATATGGCGTCAACCGCCTCTATGTCATAGGTTCGGCTGACTTTCATAAATCACCTTTTTTGGGCACAAAAAAACCGCCACTGGGGCGGTTTAATTTAAAAAGAATGGGACTGCACACACTTATGGCAGCATGGGAAAACTATAGCTTATTCGTTATCAATTGTCAGTCTTGGTTGTTAATTAAACTATGGCTTTACAGGTAATGGTTCGGGAACTGAACGCCAGTTTGTTTGATGGTGGGTTAAATATAAAAGTGGCAGGCAAAGAAAATGACAATCCATTAAAGTGATTGTAGTTGCCATAGTCATAGACCCCGTACGCATACTGATTATTATTCAGCGTCACGGTAGTTTTGCTTAAATTGCCATCAATGCTTTGCTGAATCATGCCGATTGTTTTCGTGCAATTCACCCAACTGTTAGACTCTGTTCGATATCCAACAATTTCAGTTTTATAAAAGGTATTACAAACTTGATATGGTTCAAGTTTCGACGTACATACTTGCCCACCTCCTTGGTAACTGCAGGAATAACTGCCATTTACGTAACCACATACCATTTTTGGTGGAACGTAAGTGCAAGTTGTCACATATCGATATGATGTACTACATGACTGATAAGGAACCTGACCATAGACAGGCAATTGATACTCTTCGTAACGGGGGTAATACCTTAATGATGGGCTTTCAGGGTTGCTTAAAACATACATGTCTTTGCTTGTATTGATCCCCCCAATATTCAAATCACCCGTATTTTTCACATCGAAATAAATGTGATCAGAATGAAATTTCTGCTCTCCAAACTCGCTATATAAAATAACGCCATATCCTTGCTCTGGCATTGGGTAAAATGGAACAAGTAATGCAAGTTCCGCTTTGCCTGCCGCACTTGCGTATAGCCTTAATCCAGCTCGTTTGCCATTGCTATAAATATACCCTAAGAATGACACGCCAAAGCCTAGATGGCGAATACAGGTTGTTAGATTCTCGTGTTCAAACTCTGACAATGAAACCACTTGATAGCCTGCTGAGAGTTGGACAGTTTTCTTACCTAGCAACACAATGTTTTCGTATTCGTCATCCAGCTTAACTTGGGTGCCATTGATCGTAACCTCAAAACCGTACGTCATAAATCACCCGGGAACAAAACCATAAATAATAATGGCGGATCTGCTGCGCTTCGGAATACTCCATTCTTCAAAACCATTCAGTTTTGGGTCTGGATTCACACCTGGCGAATAGGTTAATACGTTCGTACTCGCATCAAATGTAACTCGATGTGGGTAATGTCGCATGTAAGCGTCACCATCCAGCTGAATAACAGTGATTGCGACAGCGAGATTATCGGGAACAGACACCGTCATGCTGCCGGAACTGTCTGCCTCAATCGTTAAATCCAGCACCTTCTTTGTGATTCGAGTGCTTAGATTAAAACCTTCTACGCCATCTTGCGTGTAAGTAGCAAAGCCATAATCAGCCATTTACAACGCGCACCAAGTCGCTTGCGATTGTGTATTTGTCATTGTGATCCCCAATGTTGCTTTTGATTCGAAAGCCATGAACGCCTAGCGGCAATTCATCTACAAGGCTCTGATCAAACACTATGTTTATTTTCCCTTTCTCGCTCTGGGAAACTGTGACGCTTTCTTGCTCTATCGTGCGCTGAATCACTCTTTCCTCGTCCATGATGTCGATGGCAAATGAGAAACTAGAGCCAGTAAAATCAAGTCTGTTTCCCGATTGGTCATTGAACGATAGAGGAAACTCTTTTCCCTCTCCCTTGATCAAAGTCAAAATAACTTCCGCCATTACAATTTCCCCATTTTTACACGTAGTACACCATTTTTGTCATACACCCTCATGCCGTTACCATCTTGCTGTATTCGGCCATCGTCAGTGCTGGAATTGATTTCAAAAAATCCATCTTTTGTGAGGCGCCACCCTGACGTTTGATAAAGATAGTTCGATGATTTGGCGTCTTTTACTGTTAGGTTTTCAGTATCTACAAACTGAGCGCCAAGTAATCCAGCTGTGATTTTGTCAGCAGAAATGCTTTCTATCATTGCGTTTTTAACCACTAGATTTACTATGCTGGCCGCATCCATTACCACCATGCGCTTAGTGGTACCATCCGGTTGCAACACATCAGCAACAGAAAAATCTAGTTTCTCGGCACCGGGCTTTGAAATGCTAAATTGATCAACATCGAAGTGTGCGCCTGTACTTTCGCCATCCGCACTTATACCAAAACCAGAAACGCGCTTTACACCGTCATTATCAATTTGAAACTTAACCGCCCAGTTTGTGCGTATACCATCAATGCTTGATGCTTGCTGTTCAAGTGTTGCTTTTTGACCATTAATCTCGGTCGTCAATTGGGTAATTGCGTTGGCTCGAGCAGTGGATTCGGTGCTTACTGTTTCTGCAAGTTGAGTGATAGACGCCTTAGTTGCGCTCAATCCCGTCTTGTACTCTGATTCCATCCGCTCATATCGCGTCATCTGGGAGCGATCGGCTTTTGATGACTGCTCAATATTTTTAATGTACTGAGTTTGTGATTCAAAATCTGATTGTTTTAGAGTCGTGATAGCTTGAGACAGCCGATTAACACTTACACCATCAAGCCCTGCCGCCACCTCATTAAGTTCTGTCTGAGTAGCACGAGCATTAATGTCACTTTGTTGATTCTGGAACTTGGCTTCAATGCTGCCAAATTGTGAAACAGCACTGTTATAAATATCGTTTTTAGCTTGGGTTAACTGGCTCAGGCTGGCTTTACTTGATAAGCCAGTGCTAGGGTTAGTTAATGACGTTGCGAGCGAATTTAGACGCTCAGCCGTTGCAGTTTGATCTGATGTGTACGATTGCTGCCAATCCGTAAAACTTGATTGAGAGAGGTATGTGCTGCCTAACGATTGATATTGGCTTTCTAGCGTGTCTGTTCGAGTAGCTAGGGCATTCAGTGGTGTGACAACATTATCTGTCACATAAGTCGTTGTTGCCCAGTTTGCCGTATCTGCCGCGCTTATCTTGGTGATTACTTGAGCTATAACATCGTCATTCGTGGTAATGACGTTAATCGCTTCCTCTACAGCCGCATCCCTAGCGATGCCCAAATCGTTTTCAAACTTAGCTGTTAGCGAAACAATAGACGATGCTCGTGCTTCGCTTTCACTTGCTATTGCTTCATCGAGTCGAATGATTTGAGCATTAGAAGTGCTTTTTAACGTTTGATACGATGCAGACAGTTCTTGGTATTGCTGTATGCGGGACACTTCTTCATTCGAGATACGAGCGAGTGCCTTTAGTTCTCTTGCATCATTGCCAACCAAGCTTTCAATAGATTGAAGCGCTTGAAATGATTTAATTCGCTCCTGTGATTCAAGAAGAATGCTATTAGCCGTCTGTTCGGCTTCTTGCTGTATACTGGCAATCCGCTCTTGTTTTTCCTTTGTGTCTGCGAGAATTCGTGCTTCTACTTCTTGAGCCAACCCACCTTCCAATTCAGATATAAGCTCAATTTCGTCGCGCAAGTCCTTTACAAGCTGGCTCGATGTGATTTTGTCATTCAGCGTTTCAAGGACAACCGATGGATCAAGATTGGTTGTTGCGCTGACGCCATCCACAGCGTTGTAATCGGACTTTTTACCAGCGTGGGTAACAAAGCGAACCCAATAGTAATACGTGCGTCCTGAGTCCACAGGGTCAGCGTAATAGCGATACGCTGGACGAGCGCCTAAATCTATTGCGGTAGATAAGTTATCTTCTGTGTTGCGCCACACTTCGGTGTAAGCATGATAAGGGTAGTTAGGCGCATCCCACGTTAAGTAAATAGTTGCAGTTGTTGGATTAGCTTGCAGATTTTCAGGGTTTGGTGGTGCCGCTGTCACCAATTGATTGCCAGCCGGTGCAACAATACTTGCGTACTGCCCTTTGCCTCGTTTTGACAAAAGAAACTCGGCTACACCCGCATCGGTTAAATCTCGAATCTTCACCGCTCGATCTAATGGGTCGCCACGGTCGCCCTGATCTATTTGCATTTGCTCACGAATGGCATTAAGTATTGTGTTAATGCCTGCAAGCTGGCCAGTAAATCGGGCTGGCTCAATCTGTGGCCGCTTTGCCTTAGCCATTTACAGACTCCATATCATTGCCAAGCATGACTTGCTTTACTGAGTTGGTCCCGCGAAGCTCTACCTCGATAAAGCGAGCTCGTCGTCCAGCAGGAAAACGAAACGGCTGATCATCCACATAGGTCATTACCGTTTCTTCACCATCGTAAATAATCGATATTTCAGCGGGGTAAGAGTCAGCCACGACACGACAAACGCTGTATGGCATTAAATTAGGTAGTTGGAATTGTGCCGAACGCCATGTGTAGCTGACAGGATCGCCATGTTGGAAGGAAAGGATCTCACCGTCTTTAAGGAAATAAAGGGTGTCCGTCGCCAAATCGTTAAAGCCCGAATCGACGTAAAAATCTAACTCAGTTAACGCGCCCGTCTTTGCTGACGGATCTAAAATATAACCACCTCGCTTGGCGCCATTATCATAGAAGAAAATATACTTTTCATCGTGGTAATAAGCGTGAATACTTTCAGGCTTTAGTGCCTGCCATTGATCACGAGAAAACAAGTCGTCACCGATTAATTGAACGCCTGACGCACTTCCCTTAGCCAAACCATCAGGGGATGCATAAATAGCAGCATTGCCCACATCAACCAAACTACGCTTACTAACGCATGCTTGGTTACTGTCCATTTGCTGAAGCAGAATAGAGCCCGGTGTCGTACCCAACGCCAAATACGGTTTACCCGTCGTTGTCACTAGCAAGCCAGAACCAATAGCCGCAATGCCCACTATCGGGTTTTCGGTTGTTAATCTGTAGATAGTAGGCCAAGCGTAAGGCAAGAAAGGTTCTGAAAAGCAAAGCTGATTGTCGTTAAAGCCAGCAAGCACACCATTGGGCATAACAGTCAGCCCTATTAAGTCATCAGGCGGCAAATCGTAGTCGTAAGTTGATAGCGCCTCACCAAGTGTTAATGCTTCTGCAGTATCAACATGAGTGCTTGTCGCTAAATCCAACTCGGTAAGAAAATGAATATCACTCGATGCAGCGGTGCCACGGTAAATGCGTTTTCGAGTGATGTTGTAGTTACCATCGTATGAAGTTGGTAAATTAGAAAGCGTACAGCCCTGCTCGGTTCCTAGCTCAATGTTAACTGGCAACGATGGCGCCCCCTCGTAACCTTCCTCTGTCACAAACGTGACCACATACACACGATCTTCCAATTCAAAGTCCGTTTCTGGCTCATCGCCTGTAATATCGCTCGCAACTATCTGGCCGTCTGGCGCAGGCACTCCCAAAGAAAAAGATGCACTTGGATATGGCGCGCTTGCCGTAGCAATGCTTGACGTGGTGCGCTTTGGCTTCACGCCATCCGTCCAATACATTTCACTACGTGCTGAACCAAATATCTGAGACGGCACCATATCGACGTGAGAACTAAACTCAAACCAGTAAGGTGTTTCACCAGGCTGATAGCGTGCAATGGACTGAATATTGTTAAGTTGTGTCGACGCAACAAACGCATTGCCCTTCATCGCTTCAAGCTGGCCACTTTCGAGTCGGACATTCTTGGCAACCTGAGCAAGCGTATTAAGTTTGTGTGGGGCAACAACGGGCGCTATGCCAGCAAAATCTGTGATTCGTAGGGTCATAGGTTTTCTCAGGTATAAAAAAACCGCTTTCGCGGCCGTGGGTTATTTGAGTGTTTGTTACTCGTGCAAGTTAATTAATGCTCTCGCTTCTTCTCGTGCTGCGATTTCAACTGCATATTTCGTTTTGAGAGCTTCAGCTCCCTCTCCTAGCATTGCTGCCTCACCCACTTTCGAGATAATCCAATCGGTCTTAGCGAGATAGGCTTTTGACTCAGCAACTTTCTGCGCTTGCTCAGCTGCTAATTTTTCAACAGCTAATTGCTCAGCTGTTTTGATATTTTTAAACATTCTCAGACTCCGATTGAATAAGGTCTTCATCTATTTGATCGGGCTCCACTACAGGCGCAAGAACTTCTGGCTCTGGTAACCACTTAATAGGGCAAGGAACCTCGCCCTCATCAATATCAAACGTGTAATCAGCCCAATCAGTTGACTGGTTCGGCTCCGCTTTTAAGCTGTCATACTCGTATTTAATCGTGACAGATTCACGAGTAACTATGCCGATGAAATGAGAGTCTTCTTCGGGCTCTGCTTGGCCACCCTCTGGAATGACTGACAGATCATATTCAACATCATCGATAGTTAAAACTAAGCCGGACAATGAAACAGTTGTTGTTTTATTTGAATCTGTAGGGGATAAAATTATTTTCATAAGTGCTCCTTAGTACCAGCGGCCAATACATACATAATTAAAAGTCTGCATCAAATTAGACCAACTCATAGTGCTAAAAGCACTAATATATGCAACCGAGTCAGAAGTCCTGCCACCACCCAATATAATTAATGGACCAGTTGAAACTCTGGATGAGATGACGACTGAAAATTCACCAGAAAATGATGATGGTAAAGTGAATTGTGTCGCAACATCACCGGAGCTAGTTCTAAAGCCCGCCAACCCGCCAATAGTTGCAGCTGCACTAGACCCAAAAGTCAGAGATTTATCTGCAACACAAATCATCGTACCATCCGCAAACTTAGTGTATTCGCCGTTTGCATTTGAGCCGCGTTGAATGATTGCACCAGTTGGTACACTTGATGATTGAGATACTGTACCTACTAGGTTGCCAGTGTGAAGAACCTCTCGCCATGGCGTCCATGTATCAGTTATATTTCTAGCTCTTATAAAAAATCTATTAGATTCAACATGAAGCATTTGCGTTAAAGCTGATGATTGATTTCTGTCTACAGTAAGAACAAACGTCTGGTTAAGTGCTGTTGCAATAGACGGAGGTTTATTTGTTGAGTTATTCCAATTCGCATGTGACGAATTTCTGTAAACACCCGTTTCAATATAGTTATTTAGATCAAGGCCAAAAAACCCGTATAACCCCCCACCTCCTAGACCAAAATCACCCACTTTCAACAATCTGTTTGGCGTTTTATCAGTCGCGTTAGATGTCACATCATAGCCAACAGCTGTACCAGTGTTGCCAGTTGTTAATACCTTCTCAAATGGCGACCACAGCATCGAGCCATAACTCACCCTTTCGTATTCACCAACAAAATTTTGCCCTCCAAGTTGCAAAAATCGATGATGTATTCGGTTAGCTGCTCGAAGGCTAACGATTAGCACTCCGTTATCATTTGTTGGATTGCCAATTGTTCCAGAACTAACGGCATAAACCCCTGGCACTATTACTGAATCAAGATTACCGCTTGCAATAGGAATGGGATTTCCCAAAATCCCTCCATCCCCAACCCTCAACAACTTAGGCTTACCATTCGCACCATTCCCTGTATCAGTCGTACTTGACGTAACGTCATAGCCAGCTGCGGTGCCTGCTGCGTTCTGGAAGGCGCTAATAGCTTGGTTTACCGCTGCTTGGGCTTCCTGATTCATCTGCAGTAATGGCTTAATGGAAATAGGCTCGGCATTCTCATCCAACGGTTGAAAAGATACAGGGCTGGTACCTTCAACGAACTGGCGAAAGCCGGCCATGGTGCTGTTTAGTAAATTAGAGGCGTTCTGGAAAATGCTAACAACATCGTTAAATTGCGAGCCAGTTGGCTTGACGACCATTTCTACATTGCTAGCTGTCGAACCTTTATATGGGCGTGCTAAATACAAGTGAGAGTAAGGGTTGTTTGAGCCGTCATACATGACAGCTGTACCGTAACTTACTTCTAGGTTTCCAATGCCGTTGATGATAGCCTCAAAACCAGCAGGTAACTGGCTAGCTGGTACAGGTCCATAAACCTTAATCTGATTGCTGTTTTGCGTTACATCAACGGTAAATGTCGGCCAGGCCATGGTTTAAGCCCCCTCTTTCATCATCATTGCATCAGACTGAAGTTTTACGCCCAAAGCGTTCCCATATAGCTGGTAATGACGCGCTGATCGATTAGCGTTAGCCGCAGAACCAAGGTCTTTGCTGTACGCTCGCGCTAACATGAAATCAATAATCGCATTTGAATAAGTGTCATCAATTGGAATGGTAATTGTGCTAGAGCCGTTTTTAATGCTCGCTTCATCTATTTCGATATCAGCGGGACATGTTGAATACACGATTTCGATTTGGTGCGCGTCTTCACCGTTATTCGCAGGACGCGGATAGAGATAGAACGTCTTAGGATCACGTTCATCATAAACGTAATGCTCTATCGCAATCGTTGGTGTGCTTTGGTGCCAATCAGGGCGCGTCGCATTCAGCGTAGATCGATCAATATTAGTGATGACGTTCCCGCCAATATTTCGAACCACCTCCACCAATCGCAATGCATCGCTAGGCAAGAGCTGCTTGCTTGAGCTAGTAGCGCAATCAAATACTGTGTTAATTGTGCTGGCATCTGGACGATGCAAAACAATGTCTTTAATCGCATCGTTAAAGTCTTCGAGCAATTCAGATTCAGGCCAAATGATCCCTGTTTTATCATTGATAATACGCTGGACGCGCTTAATGACTTTTACGACTAATGTGGTTGCCATGATGATTCCTAAAAGCCGAACGGCTTAGATTCAATGGTTAGTGGGTTGGATTGCTCGCCAATGATGTAAGCCGCTTTAGCGTCTGCTTTTGCTTCAACAAATTTGTTTTGGTGATAATCGACGAGATTTGTCTGTGTCCACGGCTTACTTGGCATTGCAAATAAGCGAGCCTTTACACCGTGGGCTATCCCTTCGATGTACTCCAAAAGCTCGTCCGGTACTTCGTTAGAACTTAGCGCTGGCGGCTCCGCAATCTTTGTCTCTTTGCAAAACTCAATAGCGACGTGAATTAACTGACGGTCAATAAAGAGCGTCGGACACTGCTGCACATCAGGCGCAATATCAATGCGGAACTCAGCCAGCGCAGCCATTAGATACTTACCTGTACGTTAAAGCGTTTCACTTCTTCGGCCTTACGAGCAATCACCTTACCGTTGCTATCTTTCACTTCTTTATAAATAGTGTTAGAAAGACTTTGTAGGTGACGCGCTACAAACTTAGGAACCATAACTTTTTCGCCACGTTTGATTCGCCACACCTTGCCGTTAATGGCAGGGGCCACATAATCAGGTTCGTTTTCGCCACCTTTAGCCACTTCAATTTCGACCTTTTCTTTTTGGTCGTTGGGCGTTGCTTTAAGCGACTCGTTAGCATCTTTTTCGCTCTCTTTACTTGCCTTGATTGCTTCCCAGATTTCTTCAACCATATCGTCTTTTGACATTTCTTCATCAAGCTCTAAGTTGAAGTCATCAGCACCGATTTGAATAAGCTCATCTTCAGTTAAAGATCCAAGAGCAGTTTTTGTATATTTTTTAGCGGACATATCATCACCTTTAAATAAGTAAAATGGAGAAACAAAAAAGGCCCACTGAATTAGTGAGCCTTTTTGGGTTTGCTTTATGGATTATTCGCTTGCTGAAACCTCAACGCGCGCCATCCATAAGTCATTCAAAATTACGGTACCAGTGCGAGTCTTCCAACCCACAGAACCACGCTGACCTAATGGATCACCGTTTGCCGGTTTAGGGTTAACCACCATTGGGGTAACTGCGTTTTTGCCTTTAAACGGCACCAGTGCGTATGCGTTCGCACCAAAGAACATAATCGGGTAAACGTCAGCGTTTGTTCCAGTGGTGGACAACATATCAGAGCTTGCTGCGCCTGCATCGGCAAAAGGATTAAACACTGGAGAGCAGATATAGCGCACTGACTCACACTTACCAATTTCGCCTTCAAACGGGGACATGCCGGAACCGTACTTTTCAACTGGAACAAAGCCTTCCATGTCTCGAATATCGCTATCCAAGTCCGTATGGCAAATACCCACATAGGCAGGTGCGACAGGGGAGGTGCCGTAATTTGGAGAAGCGGCAACACGTTTAGTAATTTTCTTAGCTTTTTGAGCCTGCAAAAAACGCGTTACCTTACGCTGTAGGTCACGAGTCATTTTGGTTTTCACACCGTCTCGCGACACTACGCCTGTGCCAGCATAAAACACTGTAGAGCCTGCTTTTAATTTGCCATATCGCATAAGCTCAAGCATTTCTGCAGACTGCTCGCCTAAAATATCTACCGATTCAGACAACACCGGATCTTCATGTGTATCTTGGATCACATCAGTCAATTCAATCCAATCACCAACTTGTTCGGTTTGAATGGTAATGTCTGTTTTGGTTAGCGTGTTACCTGAAGGTGTGACGCCTTCAGTAAGCACCTTGGGAGTTGGATCAAGCGCTTCATAACGTCGGAACGTCATGGATTGCGTGGAGTTTGCTGGTAATGGTTTTGTTTGACCAAATAGCTCCAAACACATGTAAGGGATGCCGCGCTCCAATAACTGTTTGGATACATGCGCGGCAGTACGTGGAGAAATATCACCGTATTTCATAATGGCTTCCTATTAATTGCTGTTAGCCTCTTCCCACGCGCCATCGAAGTCATTTTTCGACACACGGCCTTTTGGCTTGGCTGTACGTCGAGTTTTAACGACGCTCGATGGTTGTTTGGTGGGGGCTGACTTAGTGGATTCGGATTTGTGTTTTTTGAAGTCGTCGAGCATGGCAATGACCTGCTCTGGTGTGCCGTTTTGCTGAACATGAACGTAGTCTTTCGCTTTCTTGTAAGGCTGATCATCAATCCATGATTTAAAGTCTTCGCTTCCAGCAACCGTTAAAGCATCTGGATGTGAGGCAGTAATTCGATTGATATGTGCCTCAGCTGCTTCTTGCTGCTGTTTAAGCTGGCTTTGCGATAATTGCTCTCGAAGTGGTTGAATATGCTTTTTCAGATAATCGGCAACTTCTGGAAACTCTTCTTCAAATTCGTCAGGGCCGTTGTCGGTATCCTGCTGGTCATCAGATTCATTGCCGTTTTGCTGCTCAGCTTCCTTGCGCTTACGCTCAATTTCTTCACGCTCTTTTTTCAATCGCGCTTCATCGGCCCTAAGTCGACCCTCCCAAGATTTTAGGCGCTGTGCGTCTTTGTCTTCGGTTGGCTGCTCTGCGTTTTCATCCGTTTCTGTGGACTCGTCCTCGTCCTGATCGTCTGATTCATCCTCGTCGCTTTCTTCTTCCAATTCGTCCGTGCTGTCTTCGTCTGTGTCGTCTTCGGCTTCTTCATCAGAAGTATCGTCGTCAACGTCATCTGCAAAGTCATCGGTATCAGGTGCATCGTCATTCCACGCATCGTCGAATGCTTTTGCTTCTAATTGTTCAGCACTTAGTTCAAGTTCATCTTTCGGCATTGCTATTTCTCCGGGCTAGTTTGGTAGTATCCAGATACAAAAAAACCCGCACATGGCGGGTTGTTTGCTGTCCTCTGGCGAGGGGCAAATTAGGTGTAACTTTGAGTCTGTAGCTCAAAGCCTTTTAAATCTTGTTCGAGTAAATCAATGGTTGATCGGGTGTGAATGATGGCGCCATGGTAACGGTCAATTTCAATGTGAGTCGCGCCAATACAATCCTCTTTCCACTTCTCTACCGATGCTTTCAATAGGTTGATGGTAAGGCGCTTAGCGTTATCAGACTCTTTAAGCTTTTTTAGTGCTTCATCATAGTAATCATGCTGCGACATCAGTACCTACCTGCTTTTGTAGTTGCTGCATAAGAGCTTGGTTTTCTTGCTGTAGAGATTGCAGCTGGTCAGATTCTTCTTTGGTGTACAAAATATCTTCTGGTAAATCGAGCGCTTTGACTCGTTCAGCATTAAGCTTCTGACGGTTAACATAAGGGGCATCCATTGGATTGCTAGTTGATACCGCAAATTCGGTAAGCTGCTTACTCTTGATCTCTTTTGCAACGAGAGAAACAGCGCCCAAAGCGGTGACATTCATATCGCCCTTGATTTCACGGTTAGGATTGAACTGCATATTCCAGTTGTACAAAGCTGTCATGGCTGGCTGAGTGATACCCATATCAAAGTTAAGGGCAACGTCTTTCACGGTGATTCCTGCAGCACCCATGAGCATAGATAACCCACTGGCTGTATCGCCTGCACCACCAATCCCTGCATCATTGCCGCCCATATAGCTCGGCATAGTACTGGCTTCATCGCCCAATTCTTTTGCAAGCTGTGCCAGGTTAAGAAGCTGGCTGGTGTTATTTGGGATAGTGTGAACAGTAAGAGCTTTTCGATTATCAGAAGAGTTGCCAGTTTTAAACCAAACGCGATTTGGGAAGATCTTTGTAGCTTCTGGATTTTTATTTATGTCTAACACAGTCAAATCAATCTCGAACTGCGCTCCTGATGAAATAGCTGCGTTATCAATGCTCATACGAATGGCAGCGTTAAACATGCTTTGAGTGTCGGCAAGGATGGCAGGAAGGCCAACACCAAAAATCCCCGTCTCATCTTTTTCAAAGTAATAGAAGTTATAAGGGCGAGTCCCATGTGCAGTTGGGTTTAGCTCGGCTTTGATGACCGTATTACCTAGAACCCACACATTCGCTTCGAATTCATCGTCTATTTCATCTTCGCCAATACCTTCCACACCCATATCGACAAGGTCTTGACCGTCAACATAACCCCAGAATTCAAGCACTTCATACTGTTTATTATCGATTGCTGATACAGAGTCTTTGTTTCCGTTGATGTAGCGTAATTCTTGCTCATGCTGCTTAGTCTGGCTCTTGTCACCGTTACGATTCGCAGCAATGTATTCCTTGATCTTCTTCTTATCGAAGTCACCACGTCGGGCAAGCTGGCGAAGGTCTGAGGCTAGCATTGTGTGGCGCTGAATAACGTACTCGCAGTCCTCTAGCGTCATGGCGTTCATATCTGGGTAAATATCCCAAATTGGCACGAACTCAAAGTAAGGCTTCATTTCCTCATGCTCAACGAGCGAAACACCTTGAGCCGTTTCTATCCAGCGCTTCTTGAGCCGAGTTTCAAACAATGGACCTTTCAAAACACCAGTGCCAAACACATTACCGCTATGAATAACGTCTTTGCAGATTTCGCGGTATTTCAGCTCGCTTAACTGATCGTCAATCTCTTCAGACATTCGCTCAACACGATCTTCTGCTGCTTCTTTAATAACGTCTTCTATCTGCTCTGGCGTCGGTGGCTGTGGTGGTAAGTCGCTTTGTGATGCGTTTTGAGCAAACCATTCGTTAATGACTTGCTCGCGTAATGTTGGATCGATATCAGGAACGGGGGTTGCTTCAAGTCTGTAGTTCTTCTGGCTACCCGCTGGAAACTGAATATCCATCAAACGAGAATCCATGGCTTTTACTTTTGAGCGAGTTAAGCGAATGAATGTCTTACTACGGCCTGCTGCGATATTCGCAACAACTTCATCGTCGTAAACACCTTTGTATTGACGCAAATCTTTAAGCCATTGATCCTCGTAATCACGACGCTCACGCTCAGCGGTCGCAAACAAGCCGCGCACTTTGGTACCAAGATTGTCGCTTAGCTCTTCCGACACTTCTGGTGTTTCAAAATCTGTAGGATTGCTCATTAATAACCTGCTGTGCTGTCTGCTGATGAATGAAATGCATCTTGAATAATGTGATCTGGGATGTGTATTTTCGGCATACGCTTAACCATTTCTTTGCCAATTGCGTAGCTCATAACTCGATCGTCGTATTTGCCTGACTGTGCGCCATAGCTGCCGTTTTCGTGGATAACGTAGCTTTGGCACTCGTCAACTGTGTCTTTATTTCGAATTCCGCTTGTTCCATCGCGTAGCTCAGACGCCAGGTTGTCGATAATCAACGGTTTCGTTTTACTCGTTGTTAGCCAGCCGATACGCTTCATGCTCTTTTCACCACCTTGGCGCTGAACGTCTTCTTCAATATGAAGGTTCGGATAGTCTTTCTTCTGCAGAGCGGTAAGCGTGGTTAAGCCATGATTGTTTCGTTCAACACCTAAATAAGCGTTGTTGTAGCGCTTACCGAGATAGTAAAGCAGCTCACCATAACGATCTGGGTCGATGTGGCCGCGCCAATGCGCGACTTGCTCACCTTGCTCGTTAAGAATGTCAGCGCTTGAGAAATCACCAGTTTCAAGCCCTTCGGCAACGTCGGCACCAATTGCGTAAAGCTTGCCTGCTTCGGCTCGCTCCCAAATCGTGAACTCACCCTCTGCATTGAGTGACATACGCCCCGTTTCGGGTGTGACTCGATATCGAGCAAGCGGAACCTTGCAGTCAGCAAAAGCGGCTTCAGTGTGATTCGGGTCAAATACTGGACGACCTGAGAACAAGAAGGCTTCTTTGATGTAGCACGGATACTCTTGCTTGAATTTGTCGCGGCTTTTTAGCTCGTAGACCTTGTTGCGACGCCACATTAATTGATCGTTGGTTAGTGTGTGGCTGTACTTAGGTCCATCTGGATGGTTTCGGCAAAGCTTAACTAAATGGTCTTCTTCTTCCGTGCGCTTAAAGTCTTTCGGTGCTGCTGCTCTATACTCTGGTTGCCAGTACCAAGGAACAAAGATCAGCTCATATTCACCGTTACCGGCTAACGCATCTTGAACGTATTCGTAAAAGATCCCGCCAGCACCGTTGGCCGTGGATTCAAGTACGACTTCACTGCCTGGCACATCGGGTAATGTTTGCAAAATACCCGCGAGGATGGCATCGGCATTCGGCCAAAACGCTACTTCTGACCCGTGAAATAACTGAGAAGTAAAACCACGCCCTGTCTCTTTGTTACCGGCTGTGGCTAGCTCAAATCCTGAATCCAGCTTAGGGAAGTTCATTCCCTGTGCTGAGTCTTTGCCAGCTCGCGGTTTAAGAAGAGGATTGCAGTGCTTGTGGTAGCGCTGAATCATTTCGAACAAGCGGCTTGTTGTCTTAGCTTCGTGAGAAAGTATGAACGCGCTGAAACCCTTAGTTTCAGTTACTTTCTTATAGTAACGACCTGCAACATAAGTAGACCCGCCTTGCTGTCTACCTTTAAGCAACACTTTCCGCACTTTACCAATGCGTTTAAGCTGGTCCTCTATTTCTTTGTGAATGTGCTCTTGTGCGGCATTGAAATCAAAAGGCGCAATCTCACCCGCTTTGATCTTGATCTTTAAGCAACGCTTGGCGAAAACCTTGTAGTCTTTGCGTAGCTCTTTTATGAGCCTGCGTCTTTCCGCCCTATCCATCGCCATGGTTTACAAACCTTCGGACAATGCTTCTAAATCATCCTCGTAGCTGCTGTCTTGCTGATCGTCTAGGTTGTAGGCTTGGCGCTCTAACTTAATTAAACGCTCTAACGACTGAGTAGCCGAGTTCAGGCACTTACCGATGTATTCAAGCGGAATATCAATCTCTATAGGATCGCCATTTGGTGCCAGCACCTTTAGCTTTCCATTGTCTAGCTGCTCTCTCAACTTAGAGCCGTAGATTCTTACAATGCCCTGATACTCAGCTGTTCTTGTACGGTGGCTGGTGATCACATCAACCGCGGCATTGCTCGCTTCTTCAACGATCTCTTCATCTGTCAGCTTCGCATCTGGCTCACGCTGCTTACGCTCAATGACTTTAGGTGTTGTTTCAGCTACGGTTTTAGTCAACTTAGCTTTTGTCGCCTGCTTAACTTTGCCGCTTAAATCCTTTTGCCAGCCGAATTTCAGGGCCCACTTACGAATAGAAGCTTCTGAGCAGCCGTGCTTTGTAGAAATCGCACGGTTACTCAATAAATCGGCACGGTAATCCGCTTCGATTGCTTCTAGATCGTACTTAGCCATTTGTATTTAATACCTTCTAGTTAAACCCCATAAGAAAACGCCCCAATCACTTAGTGACTGAGGCGCAGACTTATGAACTTTCAGTGTTTTTAATTGGCCGATATTTCTTTGCCGATTCATACGTTTGGTTGGCCTGCTTCAAGCCCTTGCTTTGTAACTGATTAACGAAGTCTTCCACCGTTTCTGTTAATAACTGGTTAGTAGATAACGCAGCCAGTCGATGCAAGCCAGCAACTACAATTCGCGTTGTAGCTCGCTCAATCACAACCTTCCATTCGATCTTCATAACCAGCGCCAAAAGCGCTTCTTTCACTAGATTGGCGAAAATTCCCGCCACACCAGCCCCTGAGAACATGCCTAAGATGACATTTACAATTGCATTAATCATTTCACCTCCTTATTGATAAGTGACAGACAGTAATGCGCGGTTTCAATCACACGACGAGTCCAGCCAAGACCATATGTATTCCAGCTTTTCAGTGCTGCGTAATACATTTGGCGCTCTGCCATGAATCGTGCGATTAAATAAGGTTGGCTTGCTTGTTGGGCTTTCTTCATTGTGATGGGGCCAATGATGCCGTCATCTTTTACGCCCAAGGCTCGCTGCAATAACAATTTGGCTTGGTGGTTTCCGACATTCACAGCGGTATCAAATAGAGCTGTTGCGATGGCACTAGGCAACTCGTCACAACGGCACTTGTCCCAGTATTCACGCTTATAAATATTCCCAGCATCTTCAAGTGTTAATAACTCGATGGCTTTATCCCCAAGCCCGTCACCGTTTGTATCAGCTAGCCCGTCAATCTCTCCGTCTCTGCGGTCAGAGATACCAAACTTTGTTTTGCCACCTGGATCTCGTGGATCATTCACAAAGCCAGCTTCATGGATAATCACTAGCTCAAACGCTTTCTTAAAATCCTGTGATAGCTGGCTCATAGATACTTAACCCCCACAGTTATGACACATGAAACAACAGCAGCAATAATGGTCGCTGCGACAGTCACCACTTTCCAGCCGCCAGAGATATAACCTTTCTGAGTTAATGAAACAGTCTCAACTAATCGCAAACGTGATTCGTGGTCATCAACCTGCTTACCAATTCGCTTCAATCCGTCATCTTGTCGCAAATGACGCTCTTCTGATCGAGCAACAACCACGGTCAATTCAGAGACAGACTTCGCCATATCAACCACAGCAGTACGCAATTCAGAGTGCTGAGCACTTGATACCTTGCGATGTTCTCTAAGTTCTTGAACTAGAAGATCGTTACTAGCTGTCATACAAATCCTAGAAATAAAAAAGCCGCCTCACGCTAAAAACGTGGGCGGCAATGGAGCTGACTTATGCCAGTCAGATTCGAAAATTGGGAGCCAAAAACGCAAAAACCCCGCCTAAGCGAGGTTTTTACAGAGTTTTGGACTATGGGAAAAAGGTTAGTTTTTTATTATCACGGTGTCAATAGCCCAATGAGAGTTTAAGAGGCGGAACGCTTTTTCCATAGACACCCGTATAGAATATTTCAACTAACACATCCGCCAAAGGTTTTGAAAAATAATCTCTTTTAACCAATTCAGGCTTTCCAACCTCTATTGTTATAGATATTTTTTCACCTGAGCTTATTACTGCCCCCTTCCCAAGAGGTGGAACCGAAAATCTTATATCGTGTTCTGGCTTAAAACTTGAAAAAATCGCTTTTTCTAATGCATTATAAGTGTTGTCATCATCATTCATAACTATGGCCTTAGACTTAAAATACACAGCAGCCTCTTTTATAATTGCAGGTCCACCGCCGACATTGCAAATAGTTATTACATACTTGCCTATTTCAGCATTCATAAAAGTGCTGTAACTCAGAATTGGTCTTACTGATATCAGGTCATGCTTTCTAGAGACAATAACCTGCCAAATAGAAATTAAAATCGCTATTAGCGCGATAAACACACCAGCAATTGCAGTCACATCGCTAGCACCAAGCCCCCAAACCAATGTGTTATCCGCATGATCCACAAACACAGTTAGATTTGTGCCTTGTGTCGTTAAGAAGTCTTCTGAGGGTTTGGGTATATTCCAGTACTCTTTAGCTACAGTCATTTTATAAATTCAATCTCATCTGGCTTAAATCCTATGCGTCTAGCCATAAGCATCGCATAGGATTTCTCTGCAATACGCATTGGCAATATCGCACCGTCTTCTGTAAGGAATTCGCCATCTTCTTCTATTCCAAAAATTTTAATATTGAAGACACCTTCTTCACATTCGGTTATTTCACATCTATCAAGCTGATTTAATCGATACATATTTAGTGCTGAAATTCTATCCATGATATTCCTTACGTTCACTCAATTGCTTTAGGTTATCTTGCAGCCGCTCTATCTGCTCGGCCACCTCATGCTGCTTGTCTTCGGGGATCTCTGAAATGTCTTGAAATGAAATGAGCTCTAGGTTGTCGAGCAATTGCTTTAGTTGTTCCATGTGTTCCTCCGTGAACATCTAGTTGTCTAAATCAAATAAAATAGATAGAGCTTGAGTCGTAGTCTGCTTTTATTCCATAAGCGGACGAAGAGCACTGAGGTGTGATAAAACTATTCCACAGCTCATCATCAAACGCCCCCTTTAAAAATAAGTACCTGCAAACTTTTTGCAGCTTATGTGGCTCATACCCTTTGAATTGACGCTCAAGGTCTCTAAATGTGATAGTTTCGTTATTGATCCATTTCCCATCTATAAACTCTGTAACTGACTTAACCATTAACCTACCGTAGCGGAAGCAAGACTCATAAGGTTCGTGAGGTTTTCTAACGACTGTTCCATCTGTATCTTCTAAGTAAGGGTAGATACCCTCTTCCCACGCATACACATAAAAATCAGGGAATGAATCGGCCATGGATAATATCTGAAGACGCTGTTGGATAAACAATGCTTCTAAGACAAAAGAATCTGACATATAAATCTCCATATTATGATTGATTGGTATGTGTTAACTTCCCTAAACAGAATTAAAATGTACATATTATTTAAACGCTACGCAACACCTCCCCTTCTTAACTTTGTACTAAAGATGAGAAGTGCAAGCGTGAACAATCGAACCAACACGGAACAATGCCAAATGGAAAAGAAGCTTTCACCTCCAAAATCTGTACTAAGCCACATAATTGACTTCCTCCTTAACGAAGGACTAACCCTAATAACGGGCGCTGCGCTTGGGGCGACAATTGCACTTGCGCTTTGCTACAAGGACGCTACCGATTTTTGGACTATGGTTGGCTCAATGCTCGCCGGACTCGGCACTGTTGGCCTGCTGGCCTTTGGTTGGTTTAACGTCAATGATTGGAAAAACAAGTTATCAACAGAAAGAAAAATAAATATTGTATGCGGGCTTAAAACATCAGCAATGAAAGCCTCAACTTTATCGAAGAGTGAAGGGCGCGTTATCTTCGAAAAAATGGAGAAAAAATATACTAGAAATAGATGTCTCATATCAAGTGATCTATCGGATGAAGATCAACGAGAAATAAATAGGTTTGCTTTAAGTGTAATCGATATTATAAGTGAAATTTACATGGAAGCTGTGATCCTATGCTCCATTGATGTAAACCCTGATAGAACTCTGATAACTTATAGAGATAGCGTTAAAAAAATTTTACATGAGCTTTTTAGATTATCTAACCCTGAAAAATATCAAGATGTTGAAAGTCTAAACACTTACTGCCAAAGGCACATTGAAAAAATGCCGGAAGCAGCTTTAGATAAAGAAGAAGATTTGCTAAAAAAAGTTTTTTCATAAAGTCTATTACGCTATTCTGTATTATACGACTCAGATAAAAATACGCAGTGCGCACGATGCGCACTGCGTACGGAAAGTGCGCACTAATCAAGATGGAGTATTGTATGGAAAAGAAAAATTGGTTAATTGATTATAAATACAAAGATGAAAAGCTTTCTATGATAATAGAGTTATCAAGAAAGCCTGACATAACCTATATCCTTTTTTCTATAAAAAAGAAGCATATTCCCGATAACGTCCTAATACCATCACAGGATAGAAATGATTCGGATGAAGAGGCTTACAAGAAAAATTACCAAATCGAGGTACTATCAATAACAGCGCAGTGAGTTAAGGATATTGTTCACCTATTAGGCCAGCTAAATGCTGGCTTTTTTATGAATACTAATTGTCTCCAACGATTCTCTTGCCCATTGATTTAATACAGTCGTCATCTGGTCAAGCGCATCTTGCCAGCCGTCACGCCTCCAGTTAGCTTGCGCTACACCCACGCGCCAGCTTAGGTATTCTTGCGTATAAAGTGGTTTCGATTGCTTCACTGGTTTACGCTCTTCACTTGCCGAGAATAAATAGGCTTGGTCTTGGTGAGCAAATGACTTCAAAGCGAGGCTTGCTATAACTGAATGCTTTTCTGTGGCTTCAGCACCGGTCTGTGTTTGCCACTCTTTTAATAAATGCAGAATGCCAATTGATAGATTTTTATCTGTATCAGTTGCTAAATGCATATCTCGAATACAGCAGCGAATGTGCTTAATGATGTGTCCCCATTGCGCCTGTACTTTTTCTTTTGACATCGCCATGGCACCTGATAGAGTAATGTCGATGTTCTGCGGTTTGCGCCCCTTATCGCGCTCAAACTCGTATTTGAGTACGTTCAGAACTACGATACTCACGCGACTGGTGTAATAGCTGTATTCCTGTGGAAACTTCTCTTTGATCTCACGGGCTAGCGCGTTGGCAATCTCGTTATGGTGTTTATAGGTTGGTAACGTGTCCTGTTCTTTCGGTGCCCAGCAATACATACCAAATGCTTGTAAATGTGCGGGTAACTTCGCTATCTCTGACTGTACGCGCCCTGCTTTTGCCATGTGCATCACACGAGAGGAATTGTCCGCTGGTCCACGTGTCTGTGTCTCGTTCATTACCGGTTTCCGTCTAAGTAAGTTTGCATTAGATCGATTGATCTCTAGCAGCTGGTCATTTGCACTACGCGAGTAGAATGCGTCGTGCCACATTTGGCGAGCTGATAAATATTGCATGTTAGGCCTCCAATATTTCTGTAATTGTCACGACTGTCGAGGCCGCTTTACGTGTTGATTTGTGTTGTCTAATAACTGGGCATTCAATGATGCATTTGGGGTTGTCGTCTTCGATAACGCCAAGCCCAAGCGGGTTTGTTTTGGTACAGACGACTAACGTATCAAATAAAGGTTTAAGTCCTCCCATTACGCCATCCCAGTCGCCCAACACTGAGGAATAGCGGTCTATTTCGATCTTGCATTTTTTAAAGGGACTTAGGCGCTGGTAACCTTCGCTTTCTAGCGCAGCACGTACGTTCCAACATAACTCTTTGTGATATTCGCGACGCTTATTCCAGTGCATCCGCTGCCACACATTAAGCAGGATCGATGCTTCAGGGATAGTGAACGTCACTTCACGACCGTATTTCATTTTTGCCCCTTAACAGAGATAAGGCCTGATTGAATCAGGTGGTTTTGCGTGCGTTCGAGTGCATCGAGAATGTATAAGGCTTGAGTCCCTTTATCGAGCAGAGTAGTTCGACCATCTATCGCATCGTGACACCCCGAACATGCATACACCGCCATGGTGTCGTCACATTTCATCGACATACCACGATCACGGCCAACGTGGGCCAACACCGTCGTCTCTGGATCAAAATTACAATGACCAGGTATTCTTAGTGCGCAATCTTGGCCGCGCGCACTTTTGCGTATTGCGTCCGATCTTACTTTCACGCGACTAGCCCCAACTCTTCGTAATACTTCATCACTGGATCACTCCAACGCACCCCGCGCTCTGAACCGAACGCATAAATTAACTCGAGTAATTCTGAAAACTCGGTTTTATTCATCGTGCTTGTGTGTGTTGCGAGAACAACAAAGCCGCCATCGATGCCCGGTACCGCTTTCTGCTTTTTCAGTGCCGCGGTAAAAACATGCTTCCAATCTTCTTGGCTTAGCTTCTCGCCATACCATTCCAACTGTGTGGCCACGTCTGTAAGCGTTGCCCATAACCTTGCGTTCTGGCCGTTATTTCTCTTTTTTCGACCTAATTTGAGGACGACGGGGCCTTTGGTTTCATTCGCCTTGATACCCTTACAAACCAATTTCCAAGCCTGCATCATCTTGGTACGCAGGTCGTCTTCCCCGTTAATTTCTATTGTGATATCTGCTTTTGCTGCTTTCATCTTCTCACCGTAGGGTTCATGCAGTGGATGTAATAACCTTTACAGTTTCTATCTTTGATATTGCGCATCGGAGGCTCTAAAAATATTTTCAAATCAGCCCCAAATAGCGTCCCTGTCTCCTCTATTTCATCCAAAACTCCATGGTATGGATTTCGCGCCCAAAAAAGATCGTCATAAAATTTTTGTGAAAGAAAAATAATTGGTTTGCGCCCTGGGTTGTGCTTTCTGACCTCTACAAAGTCTCTTCGTAAATCATCTAGCAAACCTAGCGAGCGCTGCTTCAATCTTTCAGTTCGTAAGCTTTCAATTGGTGCGCATTTAGCCAACTCATCAACCTCTTGCTTGCTAAGCCCTTTGAAAATACTGGGCAATACTTGAACCGTTTTCTTTTCTGTCATACCGCTTCACCTGCAATTCAAATCGTAATGTCCGTGGTTTTCGGGACACTACGCCCCTTGCCCTGAGTCCCTTAAAATACTTTTTTGATCAATAAATGTGCGATAACCTACGCTGGCTGTATCCCAAGCATTAGAGCTATAGACATCCCTAACTTAACAACTGAATAGGATATTGTTGCCGATGAAGCATTTATTAATACAAACCGAGAAACATACCCGAACGTTATGTGGTGTCCTGATTTGGGGTGCAATTTCGTATCTTCTTCAAGATCTTGGGGCCCGTCTATTAGGTGAGTTGAGTTATCTGCAATTGTTTTGGTTAATAACAGGAATAACAGCAGTTCTAGTACGGTCATTTTTCTCTCTCCACTCTTATAAAACTGAATTAAAAACACTTAAATCTAAAAACGCTGAGCTTTTAGCTGACCTCCATCACCTGAACCCTAACTACGAGGAAGATAAAGAATTTGGTGATACCTTTGACGAAGCCGTTTCCAAACCGTAAAACCCATTTACCACCTCACCAATCCGTGTCATCAATGTTGCCAAGCGCGTCTTGTACACCCTGTCGTCCAGTTTTAATTGCTGCCTGCTGTTGAGCTGGAACCTGATATTTAATTGAGTTCAACATCCACGTTCGCCATGCCGCTCGCCAATCCTTGAAAAGTGAACCTTTGGCAATGTGGTGATTAGCAAACTTTTCCGTTTCGAGTTGCCAAGGTGCGGTAATCCCCTTTTCGTTCAGCCAATTCACCATGGTTTGATCAACCGCAAAGTCTTTTGGAAATACACAAGACTGTTTGGTTTTTGTTGAGGCGTTTGCCGGAGGCGAACTCAAAGAAGTGTTAGGTTCTTTGTTAGGTTCTAAAGTGATAGGTTCTGACCCCCTATTTTGGGGGTATTTAGTCCCCCCAATTTCGGGGGTATTAGACGGTAAAATTGGAAGTATTCCGTTTTTGGGGGTATTAGATTTAATCCCCCCTATTTCGGGTGTATTCTTTTTTCCCTTCTTTTTAGGTCTTGCTGTCTTTTCTAACTGCTCGTCACGGCCTAAGACACCAACTAACTGATACACTTTTACACGACCAGTATTTCCAACTCTTCGACCGGTATCACAAATCAAACCTTGCTCAACAAGTCCCTTAAGCGCCGTATTAACTGTTTTCTCATTCAGCTTTGTGTCTTTGACCATACGAGCTATGGAAGGCCAACAAGTGTGGTCTTCTCCCGCTCTATCTGCCATTGAAAGCAGCACAAGCAATTCAGACGATTTGGCTGGGCTTGCTAACCAAGCCCAACGCGTTGCATCTACACTCATTACTAATGAGCCCCTTTCTCTGATATACGGGCAGGGTTTAATTTGAAACAAACGTCTCTGATGTTTTTCTCGATCTTGATATACCCCGCTTGCTCAAGGTCTTGAATACACTGAAAAGTCTTTCCAAGATTTAGGCAGCACTGCTTGGCAATATCACCAATAGCTGTATGACACGTATCATTTTCGTCCGCATCATGGGCCATTTGGGCAAGCATCAACTTGTATTTTGGATTATCAAATTGAGTGCTCATAACAGTTTGAAGAAGTTGCATACTCATAACACCACCGCCTTAGTCACTTGCTGACGATCTAATTTTTTACACGCCCAAAAGTGCGCCTTAAATGCCAGCGAACATGGCGCCCAAAACATAAAAAATGCCGATAAACTGCGAATTGACTTGAAAAACATCTGTTTAATTTGCATACTAAATTCCTTAGAAATACGGTTTTATTTGCATACGAAACCGTTAAGAAGCTCGGGCGGCCACCCGGGCTTTTTTATTGGCTCCAATTTCCCCTAGTCCCTCTAATGAAGAACAAGAGGCTCTTTTTTACCCATTAATACCTGGCAGTCTTCAAGAAGATCGAGCAAGAAGCTCGGATCTCGTAAAGCCTCTTCCAAGCTGTCTTTAACAAGCAGCTCCATTGCTTCCGTTGGCGTTTGATCCGTCGCACTAGCGAACGAATCCAACACCTCCGCATACTCGTCACTTACTTGCACTAACAAGGGCTGTGTTTCATTGCTCAAAATATCCCCCTTCGTCCCTTCTAGCTGACGTGGATAGACGTTAAGATCTCGTTTAAATCGCTTTGGCGTAAACGTTGAATTTGTCGCTCTGCTAAAGCACGAAGTACGACATTTTTAGGGACAGGTTCACCCCCATTGAGTCGTGTTAACTCGGCTGTGAGCTGCAATATTTTCCTATGCACCTCATCAGTGAAACGTGGGCGGTAGTCATGTATGTGTTGCTGATCTAGTGGTTTAGCTGCTGGCATAAGTAGCTCCTGTTTTTTGGGTTAAGCCGCCTCTGTGGGCGTTTTGGTAAAATCTAATAAAATTTTTGCACTAACAGCTCCATTACTGGCAGCTTCTAGTTTTTTGGCATAGTTGGTTTCACCGGTATATTCAGTTCGTGGTAATCGGTTTCGGTCTAGCCATTTATAAACAGCACGAACACTTACACCGCATACATCAGCAGCTTTAGGCACTCCGCCTTCAATAAGGTTTATTGCTTCTTTCAGTGAGTTCATTTTAATGACCTTTAATGTACTTTTAGTACATATTAAATATGAACTGACAATTCTGCAATAGTTAACGACAATTGAACTTTAAGTACATAAAACGAAAGGTGGTTATATTGTCTTTTCCAGAGCGCCTCATGACAGCATTACGCTTGATCAATGTAGAACGACATGGAGCTGGCGCATGGCTAGCAAAACAAACAGGCACCACAGTGAAAGCTGCAAACAAATGGCTTAATGGTGAATCACAACCTAGACGAGAAAAGTTAGAAATAATTTGTAAAGTCACTGGCGTGAGATCGGAGTGGTTAGCTTTTGGAGAAGGTGAAGTCAAATTCCCAAGTGTACAAGAGAAAAGCAGCCATTATTCGATCGACCTTGGTCATATTGACGTCTACGAAAGTGATGAGCCCCTTCATTATGACGAAATAGAAGTGCCTTTCTTTACGGAAGTCGAGCTATCTGCTGGAAATGGATTTAACAGCGTTTCAGAAATAGCAACACAGCAAATGAGATTTAATTTATCAACTTTATCAAGTGCCGGTGTTGCTCCATCAAGGGCTGCATGCTGTAGGGTTAGTGGTGATAGTATGGAGCCTATGCTGCCAGATGGAGCAACGGTTGGATTGGATACAAGTGACATACACATCAAAGATGGAAAAGTGTATGCCATCAATCACGGAGGCATGCTACGGGTAAAATTTCTTTATCGTATGCCATTTAATGGTTTGCGGATTAGATCAGCCAACCCTGATTATCAAGATGAAGAAATTAGTGGGGAGGAAGCTAAAGACATTCGCATTATCGGGCGGGTTTTTTGGTATTCAGCAATACTTTAGATAGGGATAGATGAAATGAAAATTGCATTACTCTTAACTCTTGCAGCAATTAATCTCTCATACTCGAAAGCGCTTGCAGATAGCCGAGAAAGCCCTATAAAGGTGGCAACCATCACTTACATTGAGTCCCTAAATAAAGAGAGAGAGATCGGTATCGATCATATAAATCTAGTACAAGACCTTACACTTTTGAGCTTTGCTAGAAATAGCATTCAGCATTACTCTGGAGATAACGCCAAAATTGAATGCATTAATTCTATGAAGGATTTGGTCGGAGGGCCGCAATCAATAATCACATGCAGCCATCCAACGCAACTTCAGTGGTCGTTTAGATTTTTATTTTCAGATGCTGACGATGAAGTTTATCAGATTGGCTTAAGCGTCAAAGAGGCTGTATCACTTCGTAGAGATTTCCAATTAGACGTTCAGGAAGTGCTAGATATCCCAATCCATCCTGATTACGCCACTGTATGGAATCGTAGTACTTTAATTTTTTGCCCAGCCAACTTCGATTCTTGGGAAAACTGTAATACAAACATTATTACCACAATACGAAGGCTACTAACCCAATTCGATAAAAACTATTAGCGTATTATTGAGAGCAATTCACCAACTCGACAACCACCTTTTTAGTAAATCATGCCAAAAAAACTCTTCCAACACCCCAAAAAAACCGCCCACCGAGGCGGTTTTTTTTCGCCCACAACTTCTTGATTTTTTTATAAATTAAAAAAACACTCAAAATAATGTACTTTCAGTACTTTACATTTAATGTACTTTTGGTTCATTATTATCTCATCGAAGCGGCGAACCGCTCCAGCAAAGACCACCGAGTTGCCATGTAAGGCGATAAACCATAGGTGCGAGCTGTGACCGAATCCCCCTCTGAATATGGGGATAGGTGTGATGGGCATGTTTAACCATGTTTTTTTCTGAGTACGCATTCCATGAGTGCGCAGCCAGAAAACCACAGGAGGACAATATGAGCGAAAACAAACCTGTTACGGTATTGAATCGCAAAGAAGTGGAGCGACGCACAACGTTAGCTCGCACGACGATTTACCGCAAAATCAAAGAAAACACTTTCCCCAAACAAATACGAGTAAGCGAAAAGCGCGTTGGCTGGCCAGAAACGGCAACCGCTTAGGAGGTAATCAATGGCACCTGCAGACGCATTGTTTTTCATTGGCCTCTCTGTAGGCCTTTGTTTTCTTCTCATCTTCGCTTGGCTGTTCATGATTGTTGGTACAGCCGCAATAGCGATTCACCGCAAACAAAACGTACGAGAAGCGATTCGACCACTTCTTGATGAATTTTAACCTTTACCCCCTTTAGGGACGGATGGACTCGATGAACATAGCAGCACAACAAAACCCGTTTGACCTTTTCGGTGATGCTCACACGCAAGCCGAATTGCCGCTTTCGCAAGCTGCACACTTTCAGGCACCACAGTTTGATGACTTCGAAGATGAAGACACTCTGTACGTTGAGCCTCGAACTACTTCTGGCATTGCACCGGGCATTTACTACGACCTCAGCAATCGCGACTACCACCGCGACGACAGCATTTCAAAATCTGGATTGGACTGGATCGACAAAAACCCAAGTCAGTTGATTTGGTCCAAGAACGCACCGCGCGATGTTGAAAAAGAATCTGCCTTAGATTTTGGCACCGCTGTTCACACCCTGCTTCTGGAGCCTGAAAAGTTCAGCGAGCAATTTGTTATCGCGCCAGAGCTCAACTTGCGCACCAACGTGGATAAAGCGAAATGGGCGCAATTCAAAGAGGAAAATGCCGATCGCACAATCATGACATTTGAAGAAAATCGAAAGCTTCAAATTATGCGTGAATCTGTGTTTGCCCATCCCGTTGCAAGAATGATTTTCGAGGCCGACGGCTACAACGAAGCATCGATATTCTGGCAAGACAAAGAAACTGAGGAAATGTGCCGAGTACGCCCTGACAGGAAGTTCGATTTTTATGACAGACCTATTCTTATCGATGTAAAGAAAGTGGCAGGTCTTGATCGATTTGAGCGCCATGTAGAAGAGTTTCGCTACCACGTGCAGTACGCAATGTACACGGACGGTTACTTTCAACACTTTGGAATACGTCCTGACCTTTGGTTTCTTTGTGTAAGTGACGTTGTGAGCGCTGGAAAATATGAAGTCGAGGTAGTCCAGCTATCGGACGAATGGAAAGAGATTGGGTATGAAAAATACCGTGAAAACCTCCAAACATATGCTTATTGCCGACGCAATGACGATTGGCTGCATGTACGAACATTAGAGCGCCCACATTGGGCGAAGTGAGTAAGTTATGAATAATGGAATATATCAAGATCAAAACCGTTATCCGCAAAACACAGCACAGCAAAACCACTCCAACCCCTTCAACCAAGCACCACCCCAAGTCCAAAACGAAAGTGCCAACACTGGTTCGATTGCAATTGAACAGCAGCGCGCTATTGCTGAAGCTCGCAGCCAAATCCAGCTAGCAAAAATGTTCCCTCGCTCAAACAGCGAAGCATTAAGCGAATTGATTGAAGCCTGCAAAAACTGGGATTTCGCGAAGTCTGCTTTCTACTCGGTACCTAATCGCGGTAGTGGCCCCTCTATTCGTTTTGCTGAAGAAGTTGCTCGATGTTACGGCAATTTTGAATACGGACACCGCGAGCTGTCACGTAGCAAAGGGAAATCAGAAATTGAGGTCTACGCATGGGACAAGGAGAAAAACAACTACAGCAAGCGTCAAATAACTGTCGAGCATATCCTCGACTTTACAGACAAAAGAACAAAGCAAAAGAAAACACGCCCACTCGTAGATCAAGCTGATATTGATAACCGCATAGCCAACATTGCCAGCAAACAAATGCGAGGCAGAATTCTGGCAATCGTACCAAAAACGTTCATTGAATTGGGGCTAGCTGAATGCCGTAGAACGTTATCTGGCAATAACACCCAATCAATGAGTTCAAAAATAAGTCAGATGGTTGTGGAGTTTGGCGAGTTTGGCATAAAGCCCGATCAGATCACCGCCTACATCGGCCACAGCGTCGATGATTGCAGCGTTGATGATTTAGCCGAACTCTTTGGCGTATTCAACGCCATCAAACAAGGTGCCAGAGTCAGTGATTACTTTGGCGGCAAAGAAGAAAGCCAATCTAAAACCACAAGCCTCAAAAGCAGCTTGAAAACTAATTAGCAAATCAGGAGCACTAACCATGTCTAACGCAGCACTACAAACCGAAACCCAAGCACCAACCACCGAGTTGGTTTTGCTTTCTTCCGTCCCTGCAAAAATCCAATTCAACTTGCAGGAATTTCGCCAAAACATTCGCAACGAGTTAAAGAAATACGACCTCGTTGTTACCGTAGACACAGTGAAAGACGCCAAAGCATTGGCCGCAGATCTAAACGGCCAAGCCAAGTCACTAAAGGATCGATTTAAAGAAGCGGCCGCACTAGTGACAAAGCCAGTTGATGATCTTGGTTTAGAAGTGGCCGACATCGTGACCGAGATTCTAGAGTCACGCGAGAAGCTCACCGCTCAAATCAAAAAGTTTGAAGACGAGCGCAAGGTTGTTGTGCGCAATGCAATTGAAGCCAAGCGCCTAGAGCTATGGGATAACCTTGAAGTGGCCGAAGAGTTCCGTGACGCCCCTATTGATAAGCTGGTCAAGTTAACCGCCCTCACCGCAAAAGACAGCTTAACGTCAACGACATTGCGTGATCTTCAATCACTAATCGACAACAATCGTCGATTGCAGGACCAGACTGAAAAGCGCCTTTTGATGCTTGAAAACCAGTCTTATAAAGAAGGCTTGAAAGCACCACTTACCCGCGAGCACGTTGAAAGCTTCTTGTTTGATACTGAAGCATCCTATGCTGGAAAACTCGCTCACATGATGACTTCAGAGCTAAAACGCCAAGCCGCAACAGAAGAAGCGACACGTCGCCAGGTGGCAGAAGAACAGCAGCGAGCACAGCAAGAAGCCGCGCCAGAACCCGTACAGCAAGCCGATCCAGTGCCGCAACGATTTGCCCCTCCCGCCAAAGAGGAACAATTACAAGTGCGAATCAAGCAAGCTAAAGAAGCTTTGCCGTATGCAGAAGGCAATCACAGCGAAGAGTTGCGCAATATTAACCATATGGAACAGCAGCTAAGAGCGATGCAGCAACCAGCGCCAGTGCAGCACCAAGCCGAACAGGTGGACGTAATATTCACACCAAACGGCTCAATGGAAATGTTAAATCGAGTGCATACATCGAGAGAAGAAGCGTTTCAGGCTGCTTTATCTGCAAGCGCAAACCAAGGCACTCTCGTTGACGTTTGGACGAAAAATCAAGGACGCGTGGCCATTGCCGATGGTGCTTCTGGTCGCGTTTACGTTTGGAACCAGTTCTAAAACTCTCCCCGCTCTACTCTATCCATTTTAAAGAAGGAATTTAACCATGTTGGTACTTACTCGTAATTCAGGCGAATCACTAATGATTGGCGATAACGCAGAGATCCAAGTCACTGTGTTGGGTGTCAAAGGAAACCAAGTTCGCCTTGGTATCACCGCACCTAAGCAAATTTCTGTGCACCGCGAAGAAATCTATCTTCGCATTCAAAACCAGAAAGCCGCAGCAACAGCGTGAGGTGAATAATGCGCGACTCAATCAACCCAAGACACGAAACATTACGCGCCAATATCGCGCGTGATGTTGAGGCGTTTTTAGCCAAACAAAGTGTGACTGTTATCCCATCAGGCGAAAGCGGCCAAGACGCACTAACAGGCAAGCGACGTTCTGAGTTCACAATCAACGGTCGAGCCAGTACAGGCGTTAAAAAGAAACCAACCAAACCCAAGAAGGTAAACAGTCATGGCTAGAGGTATTAACAAAGTCATCCTGATAGGCAACGCTGGCAATGATGCCGAAGTGCGGTACATGCCATCAGGCGCAGCGGTCGCAAATGTTAACCTGGCAACCACCGAAAGCTGGCGCGACAAGCAAACCGGTGAAATGCAAGAACGTACCGAATGGCACCGTATCGTTTTCATGGATCGCGGTAACTTCCGCCTTGGTCAAATCGCTGGCGACTTCATCAAGAAAGGCACCAAGGTTTACATCGAAGGCTCTTTGCGTACTCGTGAATGGGAAAAAGACGGGATCAAACGCTATACCACTGAAATCATCGCAAACGAAATGCAATTGCTTGACGGTCGCCAAGATGGAGGGACCCAAGGAGGCAATCAGCAACAAGGCGGTTATGGCAACCAAGCGCCACAGCAAGGTGGCTATAGCCAAAACCAACAGCGACCACAGCAACAAAATAACCAGCAAGCTCAACCGCAAAGCTTCGGCTCATGGGGTAACCAACCGAATGGTTATGCCAATGCGCAAGGCGGTGCGCAACAAGGAGGATTCAACCAGCCACAAGGCCAAATGCACGGCCAGCAAGCCACACCACAACAACGTCATCAAGGCCAGCAGCAGCGGCCAATGTCGCAGCAAGCGCCCAACTTCGACGACTTTGACGACGATATACCTTTTAGCTAAGACGGCCAGCGTGACCGTCGTTAAACAACTCACCACCTAACCACAGCCAGCGCGAGTGTAGCTAGCCATAGACGCGGAGGTGCCTCAAAAACCCTACCCCGCAGGCAAAGCCGTGTCCGCTACGTCAGTGCGAACCTTCCCACATCAAAGGAGAAACACCATGTCATCACAAGGCCTAAAACCAACAGACACCACCGAGCTATTAAGCGACTTAGGCGGTGGTGCATTCTTAAAAGCTCTGGATATCACCCTGTCAGAAATTGGCGCGGCAGTGATCGAAAACCGCAAAGGCGGAAGCGTCACCCTTGAAATCAAAATCAAGCCTCAAGGCTCGGGCATGAACGTGGTTTGTAACCACAAAATGTCCTGTGTCATTCCGACTGAAAACGGAAAGAAAACCGAGGACCTAGAGCTTCTAACCCCGCTCGTAGTGAACGAAAAAGGCAACATCACCATGTACCCAGAAAATCAGCTTCAAATGTTTGAAAAAGAATCGAAGACAAAAGACGGTCCTATTAATCGTTTTTAAAACTTCGCACTAACTACCCATCTAAAAAAACAGGAAACCAGCATGCCATTAAATAAAGACGCCATCGTCCACTTAGAGCAAAACCAAGCAGCTATTACCCTAAGCGATAAACTAATCACGTATTTTGATAACGAATATCTTTCAACTAACGTCATTGCAGTGCCAAAAGGCGACGGTGTTGTGCTCGAATCATTGGAGCGATTTCAGCATTCGCGTGATCGCTTTCGCGGCACTATGACCACCGAAAGCATCGAAGACTTTGCGACTTACGCCAACTCTAAATCGGAAAACACCACATACATCAATGCACAAGATATGAACGCCAAAGCATTCTTCAACTTGGGTAATCACGACTCAGCTGGTCATGGTGATGATGTTGCCAGCATTCGATTAAAACCCACAGCGGCCTTTCGTGCTCTAACTAGAATCAATGACAGCAAGCTAGGGCAAAAGGAAGCAGCTGAGTTTATTGAGGACTGGCAAGCAAATGTTATTGAAATAACAGGTGATGTTGGCGAAAACATAACAGTAAAGGTGGCCGCTAACGCCCTTCGTAATATCACAGTTAGCGCCACACAAACCCAAGAGCATGGCGAGCACAACTTTGGGCGTGAACGATCAGCGCGAGAATCTATTCAGGCACAAGCAAAAGACGCTCGCCCGAACTTCGTTTACTTCCGCTGCATTCCCTATGCAGGCTTACCAGAACGAACCTTTGTTTTTCGTGTTGGCATTCTTACAAGCAGCGAACCAAAAGTTGTACTTCGAGTCATTAACCTCGAAACCCACGAAGAAGAAATGGCGCAAGAGTTTAAAGAAATTCTTACCGAAAAATTAGATGAAAGCGCCAATGTTTATGTTGGCTCTTTCTCACTAGGCAGCTAATAGAGCGACTAGCCCACCGACACACTGGTGGGCTCTTTGATTTGCAGCCAGTAGGTGGTGCCACACCTAGCTTGGCACAGCGCCCATAAGTGGCTTGGGTTTGGCTGCAATTCAAAGCGCCCATTAGCGCCCTCTTCATTTCTCAGACCAACTTGCCAAAGGTAAACAAAATGACCACTCATAAACTAGCAAATGAGGCGCTTAATGCCGCCTTACGTTTGTCGCATTACACGCCTGAATGCAAAAACTTTAGCGATGCATACGGTGATGCCATAGAAGCAGAAATAAGGCTGATCTACGCCGCAATGGAAAACGGCATGGGCCAAGAAGGCCAAGCTCGCGCTCGTGAAACAATTAAACGACTGATGCACCAAGGCCGTCGTTATTCATACATATCAAATCTAGAACTAGCAGCCTAAAGCTGAAGGAGAATAAGATGAATTCAGATATTAATAAAATTGACGCTTCTCTTGCTGAAAAGCTAGAACAACTGATCCAAACCCTAAGCAAACCGAAAGTCGCAGACAACAAAACCCTATGGGGTTCAGACGAATGCGCCGCTTACCTTGGGTTATCAAAAAAGAAATTCATGGGCGACGTAGCGTGCAAACGCACCTTTCCACAAGCAAGAAACGTAGGCGGATCAGAAAACCGCACCAACTGGCGTTGGGTCGCCAGCGACGTAATGTCATGGGCATTGGCTCAGAAAATGACGCATTGAATTGATTTACAACAGACATTAAAAAACCGCCAAAGGGCGGTTTTTTTGTGTAATTTAACATAGCTCATCGTATTAAAAAGCTTCCCAACTTAACTAAAATTTTATATAAAAAATACCCAATGCATATTATTAAAACTAGGACAATGAAAAAACCAAAAGGAGTTTTTAAAAACAACATCAATATATTTATTTTATTTTCATCCAAACTAAAAAAACCTATAACAATTTGAACAATCACCAATATAACAATTAAAATTGAGTTTCTTTTTTGATACTTCAAATTACTAGACTGTATTTTTTCATTTTTATTTCTCTTAAGAACCTCCACTTCTAACTTTGTTTTACTTATTTTTTCAAAAGTACATTTAGTTTTAGAAAAAAACAATTCTAATATTTTTTTCTCTTTAGAAAAGTCAGAAAACAACACCCATCCATCAGAATTTACCTTCTCAATTTTTCTAGATAAAGCATCGAATTCAACAAAAGCTTCATAAAGCATTTCATAATGATCACTTTCCTCATAGTGTTCATTTGATATTATACTTGAATATTTATCGACAAGATTATTATACTCATTATCCAAGAGATAAAAAATAGAAAGAAAATTATGAGAATCATGAATATGACATGAAGTGTTCCCATAGGAAAAGCCATATTTTTCTTTTCTATCTTCATCCGTTAAGTTTTCAGATTTAATAAAAACCGAATTAAATGGTATATCAATTCCAAATTGTGAAAAATCATCTAAAAAAGATTCGTTATTTTCATTAATCATAGGCAAGAGTGGTGGATTTCGATCAATAGAAAAACTATTAATACACCTATCTTCATCTACCAAATTATCTGAAATTAAATTGAAATATGAGTCATCGGACTTTACTAATACCTCTAAATTCCTTATAGAAGTATAATCAAATGAACGCCCCATTAAAATATTATTTATTCTTTTTTCCAGATATGAAATATCATCATTTAACAATTTTAGATTATTTTCTATCAAGTCCTTACAATAAGATATCTTACTGTAGTGATGTAATATGCCATAACCAAAACTAAATGGATTACATGTTTTAACTTTAATCTCCATAGATTTTTCATTTGAAACATCTAAAGATTTAACCAAATCATTAGCTTCCTCGCTTAAAAACCAATAAATTGATATATAATACAACCCAGATATTGAAGCAAAATGCACTTCACAGCTCTTAACAAACTTAGAATCTAAACCGACAGGAATAGCATCTATACTTTTTATACCATTCGGTACAAAGAACCCCAAATTATGCCATGAATTATCATCAATACGTGATTTCCCCACACCACCTGATTCATAATGCCTTCGATCTTTTATCCACTTATAAATTTTATCTGCATGGTTAGAAGAAATTGAAAATGCTGAGTGCACAGCCACTAAACTCCAATCAACCTTAGGGTCTAATAAACTATGGCTCTTTAGATCCTTGTATCTATCATTATTCTCACTATATTTTTTGAACTCAAAAAAAGCATTAGAAATGCTTTTCATTTTTTTACTAAAAAGTACAGGAAAAAGCCTAACAATAAGATTGATAGTATAAAATAAATAGTATTTTTGGTTCATATTTACTCAAGCTTATATTTAAAAATCATACTGAAAAAATTATAAGAAAACATCAGGAACACTCTTAACTTAGTCACCTATCAATTTCTTAGCATCTTGTAGAAAGCACTCTTCTTAACCAAACAGACTAAATAAACCTAACCCACTCTTGTTCCGTTAGGATGATAAGCGGATGTCCGCCGTCTCTTAGCTCTATTGTCTTTACTTTATAGGCAAGAACCTCAACCATATGAAATTTGGCGCATGCCACCACACTTTTCTAAATTCTCTTCAAGGAGTAGATGGCTTTTTTCTTATTGCTAGAAACCGCGTAGTTTGGTGTTGAACTGTCCATGATTACTCCTTTAACCTGAATAGGTATTGTTTTTTTATAACTAATAAATACCAACTAGCTCCAGAATACTTCAACTATACATCAGTTTTTACACTTAATGGTGAACTAGAATAGTACTCTGTAAACACTCTATACTTCTGAAGTTCATCTTCAGTAACTCGATACAATTTATCTTCTTTAAAATCTGTTTCTTGTGATAATCGAAAAAAATCTATCTTTTTATTTATATCGCTCTCTGTTCCGACAGAGCTCAGCATTGATATGACGTCACCATCACTATCAGATGAATTCGTTTTAATTTCGCAAATACAATAATTACGTGTTTTACCTATGTGATGAAGTTCAATTTTGAAATTACCACCTATTGCATACCTTTCTTCCCCCATTAAAAGTATTAACGGACACATAGAAGCGCATCCTCCAGTATGCATAGTAAGAACCCCCCCATCTTGCAATATATTATGTATCTTATATTTTGAGGCCATACAGGTATTAAAACCATGTTTTTTAATATAATTACCGATTAGAATTGATACCTCAACATTACCTCCAGAGCTTGAAAAACATACTGTATCAACATTTTCTGGAAGTTTTAATTTATTAAAAGATTCTATAGTATTTAAGCTAATCGCCGAATTAATAAGAATAACGTTCTTCATACAATTCTGATCGTTTTCATCACAGGCATCAGCAATAACAACGTTTGGCAAGATTAAAGAATCGTCTACCTTTAACTCATTATTTCTATATTTATCATAGAGTGCGTTTCCTAAAGGGCAAACAACCAAAACCATAAATAACAACAATGAAAAAAATAGAATAATATAAAACTTTATCCTGTGATTTTTTGATTTCATTTTTTAGCGTCCATTAATAGAAAATATTTTCAGGTTTAAATAAAGCCTAAATTTAAAAATTATTTATATCTGATTTAATCAAAAATTAACTTCTCACCTGATAGTGTTCACGGTGGTACTGGATAAATTTTTTTTCAATCTTGTGCTTTTTTACTGTCTTCAATTCGCCCTCTATGCCGATCAGCTTTAGTTCATCATCGATGGTGAACCCACCATTATCAAAGAGTACGTGGTGATTGGGGCAAAGACAGAGGATGTTGCTTTCTACATCTGGCCCGTTGTGAGGTTGACCTAATGGTTTGATGTGGGCGGCTTCGGCATATAAACCGGCACTGGTTTCTAACGAGGTCCCGCATACTTGGCATTGGTAGTTGTGCAGCAGCTTTACGTGCTTGGCTATTTTGGTATCTCGAACGATCCGCTGAACGGTGGTTTGTACTCGCCTAGCCTCAGTATAGCCGTTTGATGGTTCGTTAGGTGCTACTTGGATAGGTTGTTCGTCACAGGCAATAAGACGGTATCGCCAAACATAAAAACCAGAACGGCCCTTTTCTTGCCAGTAGTCATCTACTTTGTATAAGCCTGAATACTCATAACCTTTTTCTGTTGATTTTGGGTCTTTGTGCTTGAGGCTTCGAGAAACGCGAACCGGATAACCTTCTAGGTGGCTTCTGGCTAGGGCTAGATTTTTGCCATCTAGGGTTTGATCTGCGTTTTGTTTTTTGGTCCCTGGGTCTTGACCGCCAGCACCGGTGTAAATTATCTCATCCCCACGATCTTCATCGTCTTCATAACCACCGGATAAGACAATAGAGTCCGCGCCTTCTTTACCACTACCGCTAATCCCGGCTTGGTTGGGTTTATGAATACCGGCTTTCGCTAAAGCGGCACGGTCTTTAAAAATTTGACCTACTGTGGTCCCAGGAATATGGCCGAAGACACGTCCCTTATCATTATTAGCCATAACTTCCCTTGTACTACTAGTGTGACATGCTGCGCTTTTCTAGCGTAGTTGCACTGCAATCTGAGTGTATGATTGCTTCATATTGTTGTCATTTCCTTTACAGTAAATTGTTTTGCTCTTTTGCGCTAGTCAAACCAAACGCCAGGCACAAAAAAACCGCCACTTGGGCAGTTAATTCATTGATGTTCGGTTGACGGCCTAACATCATGTGCGCAATGCACCATCTCATCGATAGGTCAAATAGTAACCTTTTTCACAATTATATCCAATCCTAGTTTGTCTTAAACCTAAACATTGCTTTAGAATCATTGAATCGATGAGTTAATGGCTGCATCGGCAATTAAGGAGATTACTACTGTTGTAAACGGTGAATTAATCTCTAGAACCGTCTTCATCGCTAGGGGAGACACCCCTAACCTAGTGTGACAGCTAGCTGGCAAAGAGGGATTTTTAACTGCCGTGTGCTTGCACCATTTCATCGATGTTGGTGTGTGGAAGGCCAGATAAACATACAACCAAGCGGCACCTAGGATAATGAGGTGCTTATGCTAGAAATAGCTGTCCTTGTGACTGCCCTGGTAGTGAATATTGTGAAGCTACTAGTTCTTATTTTTCGCAAGTAAAAGAACAGGCCGTTCTACCTAGGTAGAGCGGCTTTTATTCTGATTTTCATTAGCATATTTTTTCGGCATCAAATATCTTTCCTTAACTCACACAACTTTCATGAATTAAATAATATTTTAAAAGCTATCTCTTAAAGCCCAAAACAAACTTGATGTTGATCCAGTAGCACAATAAGAAAGTGCACCGATAGCGAACAAGAATGGCAGTAAGTAATCAGTCACTATACTGGTATGGAACGTAAGATTAATAATTGTATTCACCCTACATTTAACACGTTCTTTTTTCTCCAGAACCATTCCCACGACAATTTTTGTCCCATCAGCTTTTCTATAAGTTGCCTCATACTTCCAATCATTAGCTTCTAATTCTTCTAAAGTGTTAGGTTCATATGTACGAAACTCTCCATTTATTTTGCTCTTTTTCGCATTAGTCCATACTTTATTAATGGTACGATTCCTCACACCACTAATATAATTATTTGTGACCTTAGACCTACCTTCCTGCCAAAAGTACTGGTAATAACGTAGTGCAAAGTAGAAGTACGCTACCCATATAAGCAAATAAAAAGCAGAAGGATTTTTTAATTCATCAAAATCTAACCCAAGAAAACTTAACTTACTAATTTCAACACCCGCAAACTTTAGAAATACAAGAATACAAGAAACAGATATCAAGTTTCGTCTTTGTCTGATTAGCCCTTCTGACATATCTCCTAAGGTAAAACTATTACTCTCCATATATATAAATCCATCAAGTTAATCCAGCATCAATGCAATATCACCCATATCTGGTGCGTAGTAAACCCGCTGCAGGATTCTTAGGTCTGTATGGCCTGATATCTTCGCTAGGTTAAGTACGTCCACTTTAGTTGCTAGTCGTGTCAGTGCTTCCCGTCTCAGATCGTGAAAGTGTAGATCGTCTATTAGGCACTTGTTGCGTATCTTTCTGAAATTCACATCAAGCGAGTCTGATTTTAGATTAAACGCTTTTAGCCTGCAGTCATCTAAGGTCTTGAGCTTTTCCAATACTTTCACGGCTGTGGTGGATAGCGGCACGGTACGAGGATTACCGTTCTTTGTTTTGGGTAGGTGAACGGTGCGCCTTTCTAAATTCACGTCCTCCCATGTTATGCCACAAATCTCACCGGCACGCATAGCGGTTTCTATGGCAAAGACGATGGCCGCGCCGATGCGCTCGCTTTTGGATTCTGGTGGTATCTCTATGTCGTATTGTGTGGCGATCATCAGTTGTTCAAATTCGCCAGGCAACAGCCGTCTTGTTCTCGCTTCTGGTTCTTTGGGACGCTTCACCCTTGTCATTGGGTTTTCTTTCAACCAGCCCCATTCCTTCGCACACTGACTGCAAATAGAAGAAAGTACGGTCCATTCACGTAAGACTGTGCCAACGGCTACTTTTTGCAGGCGTCTGTCTCGCCATTCGGCAAAGTGTTTTGATTGAAGGTCTTGGAGGGATATAAAACAGAGTGGGTCTGCTGGTTCGTCGGCGCTTTTGCCCAACCAGCGTTCAATTCTTCGGATTTCAAATTTTTGACCACGCTTGGTCACACTGACCGTATCACGGTAGCGTTCTAGCGCTTCACTAAAGGGGCGATCTGGAATATCAGAAGAGGTGCTTTCTTTTGCTAAGCGCTCTTCATTAGCCGCCCAAGCCATTGCATCGCGTTTAGTGGAAAAACCTTCCTTTGTTTTTCTTTTTCCATTGATTGCCGCTTGACCACGCCAACCACTGTTCTTCCTATAAGCCGTAGCCAT